AGATCCCATTCTGATTCAAAGGGGTGTTGGCTTCGGTCAACACCCCATTCTTTTCATTGGAGAAAAAATGATTATGAAACAAGATGACATTCCAAATGAAGGTGTAATGATGCTTGCATTGATGGCTAAATCTATGGAGATCCTTTCCCCCTTTGAGGATCAAATGGAAAACGACATTGAAACCAGTCATTCTCTTCAAGACTTAGATGAAGAAGTCATACTTAATCGTGGGGATCTTTGCACTCTTGCTGTTTGCTTTCACTTCCTTGCAAAGTACGGAGGCGTATCTATTAGTAGGGAGTCAGACAATGAGTAGCATCAGAAGCAAGATCATTCAAGACATTGAGTTCTCTCCCATTATGAAGGATGAGGAGATTGATGATGGTCTTGAAGTACATCAGTGGATCATCGCCAAGTACAAGGGCGATAGATTCAGGATTCAAAGTATTGAGGTGTCGAATGGTCGAAGGACATTCTCCTCCGAGACAACGGTTCATCAGTTGTATGGTCCGTTGGGCTACGACTATGACCATCGACATAAATATAGAGCTACACCTATAGCTCTTACTGAAGAAGCAATGCGTGATGTCTTTGTTGAATATCTTTTGGCTAAATATCTTGATGGATCATAAGCCGCCCACCTCCGGACCGCTGCCCCCGCCGGAGGCAGCGGCCACTACGGTGGTCGTCGCTTTATCTCTTTTTTTAAATTGCGTTGAAAGAAAGGAAAACGCAAATGAATCTTGACTTCTTGGATATGTGCGGTAGTGACTTGATTGTGCCTGTCACTGAGGTTGTTTGTCTGTCTAATGTTGTTGCTAGTAAGAAGAACAACAAGTCTGTTACTTTCATCTTCAAGCATCCTGATGATGTTAGCAACAGTGAGGAAATCCATGAGTCCATTCTTTGGACATACACTATGGGTGCTAAACTTAATCCCACTGCATACATTGATCGTGATGGGAAGAAGAAGCGTAAGGCTTTTGCTCTTGGTCAGATCCAGTTGATCTCTCTCTTGGATGCCTTTGGTGTTGAGGATATTCCCAAGTGGCTTGGGTTTGATCGTGACACTCTGGCTGATGAGTGCAGAGGTTTTATTGGCTTGTGTGTTACTTGTCCTCGCACTGGAATTGTCAAGGGCAATGACAAGGTGGATCGTGTTGCTTTTAAGTTCCCTCTCCTTGACTTTGAAGATGAAGAGACTTTTACTCTGTCTCTGAATGATAATCGTGAATGCTTTGGGGCCAGTGATCTTGACCTCAAGATCCACTTGGAAGGTGTTCGCAAGCGTGCCACTCGTCGGGAGGATGCTGTTACTCCCATCGGTGAAGAGGATGGCGATTCCATTATCTGACAACTCCAATAGGGCATGGGGGACTTCGGTCCCCTTGCTCTTTTTGCAGGGATGCAAACAGCATGACATTGATAAGACTCTCGGACATCAGACAAGGTGATGTCCATGAACAGGCTGGTATGAGTAACGTGCCTTGGGAACTAGACTATGGTTTCCAACACGTAGGTGAACCATCTGATGAGCAGTCAGACATACTAGAAGAGTTGTATTTCTATGGACCTTCAACTACTAATGAAGGTGTCCTTGATGGTTTGAGTCCTGATAGGGACGGTCGCTTTCTTACGACAGTCCTTGTTGATAGACAGGGAACCTTGACTCTTGTTCGATACAGTCGTGAGAGGTTGATTACTCTTGCGAATAAAATACTTGCGGAAGCTATGGAAGAGATCGCACTTGCTGTTCAACGCGAGATCATTCATGACGGACCGCATGTTGAATATGAATATCAGTTGTGTCCTGAATTGGGTACTACCAAGTGTGTTGTTATTGATGGTGTACCTTATCCTTTGAAACAGATCTTGGATCTTAGAGGAACTCAGTCCATTAGTTTCATGGAATGGGTTGATAGTGATTAGTTTCAGGCTTACTTACTTGGACAATCGTTTGGTTGGGATTGAGTCTGAACATCCCGACTATAAGTCTTTCGAGCCTGAGCTACCTCTTGTCACTAAGGATAGAATACAGGTTATGTTGCATAACCTGCCTGATGGTATTGCAGAGTCGTATTACAATACCATGAAAAATATCTTGATGTCTCTCAAACATTGAGTGTTATACATGCCTCCATATATAGGGTGGGTAGTCTTGTTCGCAAGATTACCTGCCCTTTTTTTATGAGGATCAACTGATGACCAGGAAGTTTTGCCGACTTATTATTGCTGTTGATTTTTGCGGTGGCACGCCACGCCCTACGGGCGGCGTGCCAACCGCCCAACAATCTCTTTTTTGTCTGAACTAGATTCCCACAAGAAAGGAAAGTCTTATGGGAGACACAATGATCCGCAAGGAATGCCAAGTAAACTTTGAAACATTCATGCGTGCAGCAAAGAACAAAGATGTTTCTTTGGTGTCATGCAAAGATTCAAAGGGCCGGGATCTCCAAGTCCTTTGCATCTTAGTGGACGTAGAAGAAACAGGAGGCAATGCCTACATACCATTTGGCCTTATGGTAACTCCTGCTCTTTACCCACTTATGAATAAAATAGAACCTCCTGAAAACCTACAAGGAGAATGGATGTGGGAACTCTAACACTTCCACAATTTGAATCTCATCCTTCATGTTTCAAATGTGAGCTTTCTTCCAACGTAAAGAACCCCGGCATAGCGACTCGTTTCTTTGACGAGTCGTTATCTCAATCAACCTCTCCTCTTATTGTTGTTGGGATGAACCCCGGCACAATGGAAGACAAAGAAAACAAATGTTTCGTTGGACCTTCAGGTAGATTGTTGGAAAACGTATATCTCTCACACGACGAGATACTAAAGCACCCAATCTATTTAACAAACGCAGCACGTTGCGCAACATTAGGTAACGAAGAGAAACCCAAACGACGACATTACCGGGAATGCTGGGGGTACACCGATAACGACATCAATAAGATACTTGATGCACACTCCCCCCACATAGCACACATACTGTGTCTAGGTGCCGACGCATACGACACAGTCTCTCGTGCTTACCTTGGCAAGTCACACCCACTACGACATGGGTTTAACAACCAAGGCCAAGCAAACATTGAAGGTCCCGCCAACATGCTGCGGATCTATACGACTTTCCATCCCGCAGCAATCCTTCGCAACAAGCGGTACCTTTACCCTGTCTCTGATCACATGGAGTTACTGTCCAATGCTTTGAACGGTAAACTCCCCACACCCTCACGACCGAACGTGCAACAACCACGTTCACCAAGGAGCAATTATGCCTGCTAAGAAGAAAAGTTACGTTCGCGCAACCAAGACCTTGCCCGGCCAGTTGAACGGGCAATACGTCTACGCATTCAGAACCCCAGAAAAGAAAGTCATTCTTGCATTGAAGAAGTATGCAAAGGATGAACGAAGAACCGTTAACAACCTCCTGCAAAAGATCGTCGAGGAAGCTCTTAAAGCAGAAGGATACATGTGATGGACTACATCACCAAGACAATCAAAATTGGTTTCACTATGTTTGTTGACGGGGAAGAGATAGAATCTCAATACGAAGATGTGGACGCAAGTATTGATTTCCAGATCGTGGATGGTAATGTTGAGGTTGTAGGCGCAGAGGTCAAGAAGGACGAACTCGCCTCACAGTTTAATGCCATGATTGAAACTTACGGTGAACAGATGATCATGGAAAATGAATCTGGTATCCGTGAAGAAATCCATGACACCGCCGAAGCCTACGAAGTCAATCATCAGGTTGACATGGATCAGGAAAGGAAAGTCCTTGGAGATGACGAATGACAGCAACATCATCAGCCTTGACATCGAAACCTACGGTGCCGCCAAGACAAATCATCTTGGCGTTTTCCTTCCCAAGCAAACCGTTTTCCACCCACAGAAGTCAAGCTACATTGACAGAGTGAAAGACGACGACATGGTTTTGACGGTGGCAATTACTGTCCCCAACATCCACGCCGTCAACATAGACTTCCAACAACTGTCATACATGGAGCCAGGAGAAACCTTTGTTTTTCAACTCCATATCCCTGAGCAACGACAACAACTGCAAGACTGGCTTGACCATGCCGACACAATCCTCGGCATGAACCTACAGTTCGACCTTCAATACCTACGGTATGTGGGGTTTGATATTCCCCCCACTAAAACTCTTGTCGATCTCTCAGTCCTCAATTACCTTCACTCTGAACTACGGGAAGAGCGTAGCCTCAAAGCCTTGGGTCCAGTCCTCGGCACCCATGCCTACTCAGAGACACTGGCGACGACACGGTTCCGACGTTCGACCGACGAGAAACTCCACGATTACAACGCTCAGGACACACACAACACCCTGCTTGCAATAGCAGAACTGTCACGTCGCCTTCTAAACGAGAAGTTCAAGGACGACAACTATGGCTTCTACTGTCTCCGCTTCTACAGTGATAGCATCTGGGCCACTATTATGATGTCGGAGAATGGTGTGCCCATGTCGTCGAAACGATTGCAATCGTTGCACGAGCAATGCTCCAAGACTTCAGGCGAAGCAATCGAGTTGGCGAAAGATCAAGACCTCATCCTCCAAGGACCCGGCTCTGCTACCTCCAAGGATGAGTTCCTCGATGAAGTCATCACCCTCATTGCACAGACATCCAACCCCGACATCCTTGATCGTATGGATGTCACGCCCAAGACCAAGAAGGTGTCCTTCACCAAGAAGAACAGGACCACCCTGCTGGAAGAACTGAGTCAGGTAGACGACACAGCCGGATACCAACACGCGCTCGAACTAGCCAACACTCACTCCGAAGCACTAAAACTAATCTCCTCCTACTGCTATCCTCTCCTTTACCACCGACGTAACAAGCCAGAGGATATGTCTTCCATCATTATCCCTACCAACAAGAACTTGTGTGGTCCATACGCAACGTCTGCAAGTCCTGAAGAGATAACGCTTTACCACACGCCAGCAGAGCGAGTGGATGCTGCCGACATGAAGGAAGATCCGGTCGTCAAGAAGTTGCAGGCAGACGCTCGCTTCGGATCACTACGATCATCAAGACTGGCAGACTCCATCGCCTATCCCACATGGTATGTAACTCCCAGCCATATCAAGAACGATACTGGCTCGGCAGGCGGCACCATCCAAGGCCGCATCACATGCAAGCAACCGTCAGCACAGACCTTCCCAAAGCCAATCAAGAAGTGCATACGGTCTAGGTTTTCAAGAGGAACCATCCTTGCAATGGACCTGTCTCAAGCAGAACTCAGGGTTGCTGCTCTACTGTCAGGCGAAAAGTCCATGATCTCTGCATACAACGAAGGGCGGGACCTCCATGCAGAGAGGGCACGCACACTATGGGAGGACTACGACGAACTGCCAGACTCCCAACACCAACGTAGGCAGGTCGGCAAGATGATGAACTTCGCTGACCTATTCCTCTCCTCTGCCAATACCATGAAGGAACAGGTATATGCCCAAAGCTCAGGTGATATCGACCTACCCCTGGAGTTCTATCAGGATGTTGTGGCACTGAGGGCATCAGTTCGGCCCACCCTTACCAAATGGCAGAGGTCCCTACTCCACAAAGCCAAGGTGCAACACCGGATTCTTCTACCCTTGACCGGACAATCTCGTACCTTCTTCGGAGATATTGGTAAGTCACGCTCAGAAATCGTGAACTTCCCTGTCCAAACCACGGCAGGCAACCTAACTCTTGCCATCCAGCACAGGCTTATGCGTAATCTTGACCCCAAATGCCTGATGTTCTTGCAGATCTACGACGCTATCTACATAGATTGTCCAGAAAATATGGAGGAATCTGCAAGAAATGCAGTAGACACCGCAGTAAAAGAGGTTATAGATGAGGGCTATTGGGCCGATCTCCAATGGCACTACGGCAGAGAAGTCACCCTAAAGCACGACCTTGAGGTTCTCGACTGAAGAAAGAGTTCGTCATCCTCCAAGACTCACGGGAAAAGAAGCCTCTGATCTTCCCCGAAACGCTGTCGTTCTTGGATGACGCAAAGCCGCCGTGGCACAGGAAGCCCACACGGGTCCGTATACGGACGGAGACACATCCCCTCAAGACAGGTGACTACTGCCTCCTTGGCTACGAAGACAACGTCCTCGTGGAGCGTAAGGGATCCCTACGAGAAGTGGCAGGATACTGCCTGCGAAAAGATGGCTGCCGACGATTCATATCTCAGATCGACCGCCTGAAATCTGAATGTCAGAAGCCCTTCCTCCTACTGGAAGGAAGCCCCATAGATCTGCAAAGACCCACGAAATATGTGGAGAATCCGGGTCTAGCTTTAGATTCTTTTCAAAGGATACTCTTCGAGAGGCAGGTGCCTCTCATCCTCCTACCTTCATCGACCACCACAGCACGGCGAGCAGTCGGAGAATGGGTGGCGAGACTTCTCGTAAATGGATCATTGACCCATGGCATGGAAGATCACGACTAAGACGTTCGCGTCTTCAGATAGCCCTTACACCTACGAATCCGCTGGACAATACCCAAAGATTATTGTTCAAGCGGCCTCTGCTTCAACCACTATTCAAGGTTCAATGGACGGCACCAACAAGGCTGCCGATCTCAACCCTTCAGCAGACACACCCACGGTGATGGACAACTTCCCGAAGATCGTCTTCACCAATGGCTCTGGGGACACCGTTCTTATTGCTGAACGTGTGGCAGACCCATCATGAAGTTTGTAAAAATCAAAGAAGCACTGGTGGCAACAGCAGGTGGCTCAAGTGATAGCTTTGAAGTCCCTAGTTCTCAAGCCTTATTTATTTCTCATACCGTTGGATTGACAGGTAGATCAGACCCGGTTTGTGCAATACAGGGATCAATAAACAATAGTAATTTTAATAGTCTCCCTACTGCTGAAATCCTAAGTGGAGGAGGAAATATAACTAGTACCGCAGGAATAGCACGAAGAGGCACTGCTTTCCCTTATATGCGAATTGCTAATATTGGAGGAAGGAATCTTAGCTTTGATGTCTATGCGATCCTAGAATTGGAAGAGGAAGATGAATGAGTAGAGTCCTCGTCATAGGGGACCTCCATTGTCCTGCCGATCTCACGAAGTACCGGCAGCACTGCCTTAGTGTCAAGAAGAAATACAAGACCACCACCACTGTCTTCATCGGTGACATTACCGACTCACATAGATGGGGTAGGTGGGACCCTGACCACGAAGCACCCGACACTCAGGCTGAATACAAGAAGACATTGTCACGCATAAAATGGTGGCACGACAACTTTCCTAATGCGAAAGTGACAATCGGGAACCACGACGAGCGGGCCATACGACAGGCTCGCTCCGTTGGTATTCCAGACAACCTCATTAAATCCTACAACGACGCATGGGATACCCCGTCATGGGAGTGGGTGAACGAAGTCGAGATCGACAACGTCCGATACTTTCATGGCGAGGGGTTCAGCGGTAAGTATCCCCACTACAACGCAGCACTTGCAACCCTCAAGTCCACAGTCATGGGCCACATCCATAGTGTCTCCGGTATCCAGTGGGTACAAAAGCCTGGCCTCAAGATATTTGGAATGGCAGTGGGCTGCGGAGTAGACATCAAACATCCCTACATGAGGTACGCAGAGAAGCACCCGGCCAAACCAATACTGTCCTGCGGTGTAGTAATTGAGGGTAAGCCCCATCTGGAGGTTTTATGATGTCAAAGAAAAGGACTCGGCTTGAGATTTCCCGAGAGATTATTGGATCCTTCATAGAAGAAGAAGGTGCCGACGCTGTTGTCGTCATTTACTCGAAGGTGAAGCGGGGCAAAACAGAGACATTCCTAATCCCTTACGGCAATGCTCATACCTGTAGTGCCCTGATCGACTACGCCTACGAGGCATTTGATCCCCCCACTATTGATGATGAAGAAGAAGAAGTTCTTGACGATGAATGATTCACTTCAGAAAATGACAGTTGCAACCAACATACTTCAGTTGGCTGTGCTTGTTTTAGGTGTTGGTGCCGTCTTCTTTACCTTTGGGTCTAGGGATCAACAACTACAGGAGGCAACGAGTGAGATCACGGAACTCCGAGAGATCGCAGAAGACCTCGTCAAAGCTCAAGTCTTTTCTTCAGCAAAAGACTCAGAGCATGATAGGATTCTTGAGCAACTCAGCATCAGGCTGTCGAGACTTGAGTCTAAATGAGACATGGGCAAGACTGGAACGAAGACTTTGGTTGGGAAATGGAATTCTCTTCCTTTTCTTTCTCGGAGTTTTTGCATTTGGTTGCTCGGCTACGAAGAGAATTGCAACGACCGCTACCGACATCTCGAATACGGCAGCCACGTCGAAGGATCGCTTCGCTACCATTGAGTCCGAAGCCACGGCATCGACCCCCAACCTTCCGCTGATAGAGAGCGAAGCAGTGGGGGGACAGGCCGACCAAGCCCACATACTATCACTCGTTAATCGGATTAATGAAACACTGCCTTCCGTTGAGGATCAAGCACCCTACTGGATGATTCTTGTTGAATACGGATTGTTGGCTCTCATCTTGATTGCTGTTGCTTGGATACTTTGGAGTACCGGGATCGGATCTCTATTAAAGAGGTTGATAGGATTCGTACCCAGAGCCAAGCGTCGAGAAGCCGAACTTGCCAGAGCAGTCATGGACGACAACAGTCCTGCTACTGTTCGGGAGTATGTGGCGGTACGGCGTGCAACAGACAAGGATTTCGATGAGGCATATAAACGATCAAGAACTTAACGCCGTCATTAGATTTGCTAGAATGCAGGACCCATTGCCGGGTTCAGATCTTTGGATCGTTCAAGCCTCAGAATTAATTCTCAAACTCGTAGCTCACATAAGGACACAACAATGCTGCACCTTGCATCACTCGAATCCTTCCTCGGATCTCTCTGGTTCGCAGGACTTGCCTTCGTCGTCGGTTACGTTGCGGGCCAAATCTTCCCAATCAGTAAGCTCGCCGGTCTGTTTAACCGCAAGTCCTGATTAAAAACTAATCATTCCAGAAACGCTGACCCCGGCCCCCGCTACGCGGGCCGGGGTCATCTCATTCAGGAAGGAATATCATGAAGATTGACATTGAACCTATTCGCTACGACCTTGAAGTTGCAGCCGCTCAATGGCTACGAGACTTCATCATCAACGTAGAACATAACCCTCTTACCCAGAACCACTTCAAGGATGACATGAAGACCCTTGACTGGGAAGAGGACGTGCTTGACAAGGTAGCACAACAGATGACAGATTATGTATCCCAAGACATAGAGCGGATCGTCCGTGACTTCTGGGAGGAATACAAGTCCTCGTTTCGTGATCGTCTTTCCAACGAGATTTGGGACGCAGACAAGAAGGAAGATAATGACTGAAGTAAAACCTTGCCCCGGATGCGGTGATCCTTCTGGCCCTTGCCCCCACCAAAGTTGTGTCCACTATGAGCCATACCCTGTTGACTTCTCAGGGGAACCCCTTGAGATACAGAAAGAGGAAGCCGATGCTCAGAACGATCACTATCGTCGAACCGGACGCGGACTTTGAACACAAAGAGAAGTATTACTTTGTCCAGACAGACATGTTCAAGAACACATGGAGCTGTCTTCGTAAGGGCAAAGGTTCTGATTACCGAAACATCGTTGATCCTTGGACGTGGAAAGGTATCCTTAAAAAGATACAGGAAGCCAGGGAAAACAACTGGAACATTTATGAGGAGTCTGCTTATGAGTAACAAACGATATAAGTTCTTCAAGGAACTTACGGACGAAGAGGAAGTGGAGTATCGTGACTGGGCTAGAAACAACTACGAAGTAGGGGAGTTGATCAACTCTTGCTGGCACCCTATTGTGATTGACGAATGTTTTGCTATGGTCATTGAGCAGATTAAGGATAATGAAAATGCAGAACCAGAAAGAATGGGAAGAGAAGATGGAAGCGGAGATGAGGATTCCGATGAGTAAGAAGGAAGAACTCATGTTGATGCTTAGGCAAGTTCGAGACATTGCTGAAGTAATCCACAGCATCGAAACTTTTACACACTCCACCATGAGGGAACTCTATGACCTTAGAGAACGACTGGAACGACACGCCGCCGCCTGTAAAGACGAATGCTCCCCGACCAACGAATATGTCTCGGGAAGCCTACGAGTATCTTCAGGCCCACGGCCTGAACGCGATAGTCCCCCCACTAAGAAGCAGTGACTACAGCACTTGCCTGAGCGATCCCTTCGCCTACTTCATGGCAAGACGGCTCGGCATAGTCCCCTCTTTCAAGTGGACCAAAGCCTTGAATCGTGGAACTTGGATGCACCTCCGGTTCCAACACTACCACCGTTCTCCCCTTGATGCCCGTAGCCGATTAGAAGAAGGCCTATCGGCTAGGTTCGATGAACTTAGGGAATCATGTGACGAGATCGGTGTGGTTGGGTCAGGAATAACAGCTATCCTTGAACGCGAGGAGCGTGACATGCGTTCCTCTTTGGCTTGGTACGAAGCAGCCCGCTCCATCCCCTGCTTGGACGGCCAGTCGTTCGAGGATATCCTACTCAACCCCAAATGGCATCGGATGGGTACCGAGTATCGACTCGTCACGTCTATCAAGACCGACGATAGATCTCGTCCCATTCGGTGCATTTGTCAACCTGACCTCCTCCTTTACAACAAGGAGGACAACACGGTCTGGATCGTGGACCTCAAGACCACAGCCATCTCACCGAAGGCAAGACTCACGTCGGTGCCCATTGAGTTCCAATGCGAACACTACATGTTCTCCGTCAACGAACTGATGAAGACGGGACAGATCCAGAAAGCCTTCAAGATTCCCAAGGACGCTACCCTCGGTGGCATGATGCACCTTGCAGTGCGGAAGCCGACCATTGACTTCGGTATGAAGGACCGGGACTACACCTACGACATGACCCCCCTGAAGTCGGGACCCCGCAAGGGCCTGCCCCGAAACACCAAGGTCTACGAGGGCGAACCCCGGTTCGACAACTACCTCCTCCGGTGTAGCGACTGGTACCATGCAAGGGGGGACTATGAGGACAAGCGGGCGGAGTGGGACGAGGACCCCCCAGTCAATATTTCCATAACAAAAGCCTCCCTGATCCTTGACGACACCATCAACAAAAGGTATCGTGACCGTGTACGGCTGGTCCAACACTACGCCCTCTGCAAACCATACCCCGAGAACTTCCCCATGCCAGATCGTGTGGCACACATGGGTCGCTTTTCGACATACTCCCCCTTCATGCTTTCGCCTGTAGGGGATTGGCCGTCGCTGATACAGAGCGAAGGCTTTACTCTTCGACGTAGGGATGACCCCATCCCCGAAGAGATTGAGTTCGACGTGATCACAGAACCCGGTTCGGAGTTCGAGGAATGAAGCACAACAAACACAGAAGCAAGTGGACCCAAGACGCTGTGACTCGATGCGCTAGGGGAATGGCTAACAACCCCAAGGACAGAACCAAAGCCAAGGCACAACCACGCCCCGGATACAAGAAAAGAGGACAACGATGACAGACAACAACTTTGACAAGGATGTGGCGGAACTCGTAATCCGACCCAAGCTACAGACCTGTGTCAGCAATAACCCCGACATCAAGAACAAGGCAGAACTTCGAGCCATGTTTATGGAGCAGGAAGGATTCCCTATCTCCGCAGCAAAGTTCGATGAGTACCTCAAAACATTGGATATCGAATTCGTAAAGACCGTGACGATTAAAGGTTTATTCACCGCCTCTTCGCCCCGTCCGGTGGCCGGGGCGACAGAGCCGGAAGAAGAAATTGTCTTTGACAATGAGGTATCAACTTCCGAAAGCATGATAGATCCTCGTTCCGGTCTTAATCGAAACGATATGTTTGGCCTTGCATGACACACACCACTTTTATGAAAGGGGAACCGATGGGCTTTACCAAACTCGGCTTCTCAGGACAGCGGATGAAGTATCCGCTCAACGCACTCTTCGGCATGGTTGTCGGAGAACAGAACACAGGTAAGTCGTACCTGTTTCAGTCAAACCCTGACGCATTCATCATCAACCTTGACCTCTCGTCAACGGTCACACCCGAATGCAGGGCTACCATCTGGCCCGGTGTTGACGATGCCGGTCTACCAATCGACATCGACAACAAGCATCTCGTCCTGACATGGGACAAGGTGCTGGAAAAGAAACAGCAACTCATCGACATGGCTAAGGCAGACGAGCCTCGACCCAAGTGCGTAGTTCTCGACACCATTACGCCATGCGTTCGACTCCTCAAACCCTACATCGCCAAGAAGATGGACCGCACTTCCTTCGAGCAGGCACATGGCCCAGCCGCCTACGACAAACTCTTCGACGAGATCCTATCGTTCGCCTTCGATCTCCGACAAGTGGGCTACGGTGTCTGGTTCATCGCACACCTGAGCCGTGAGTTCCTGCAAGTCTCAGACGACGGTGCCAAGCAGGAAGAGTTGACGCTCAACCTTTCAGCAGGTATGGTTCGTCGCCTCACCCCAGCAGTCGAGATGATTGCCCCCGTCTGCTGTGATCGCAAGTCCACCACCGTCATGGAAGTCAAGACTGTGAAGTCTGGTACCAAGACAATCGACCGGAAGGTACCCACCGAGAAGATCCTCTTCGACCGCAAGTTGGCGTTTGATGATCCTCGGTTCTCTCGTATCATTCGTACCCGTACTACCAACCGTATGCCCAACGTACCTCTGGATCCTGTTGATCCATGGGGTTCTTTTGAAACCGCGTTCGATAACGCAAACAAGGATTCCTGACATGAGCATTAAGCGTGCAGTATTCGACAACTTCGAAACCGACTTCGCAGCAGCAGAAGTCTCCGAAGGCTACAACGACTGGTTCCCGGAAGACGGAACCTACGAAGCCCTCATCACCGGCGTTGTGCAGGTGGATTGCCCCTTCAAGGAGAAGGACGGCACGGCCCACGACGGCACTCTCATCAAGTTTACTTACCGGCTCCTCACGGACGATGAGCAGCCCGACAACCCCCGCTCCTTCGAGGGAGGTCCCATGGTCTTCCCGGACTGTGGCAAGGCTGGACTCAAGACTGAGGGCGGTCAGATCCGTGTGGACATCGCTCTCAAGCGAATGAAGCAGACCCTCACTGTGACCCTTGGTGACGTTCCCTCCATGGGTGCGGGCCTCATGCAGATCGAGGAACTCCTTGGTGTTGAGGAAGTCCCCGTTCGTGTCCGCTGCAAGTCTCGCACTGGACAGAACGGCAAGGTCTACGGTGAGGAAACCGTCCTCGAACGCCTCCAAGAATCCTGAGCCAACTCAGCCCCCTCCCCATTACGACCTCTTGGTCCAACTTGAAGTCGGGGAGGGGGTATTTTTACAATTCCCTTGGAGTGTCCTACGGGGACATTGGATACTCTAGGTACTGAACTAGTCCCCCCACTTCCGGGGTGAGGTTTCCGTTGCTACGGGCCTCACCCCTTTCATCTTTTCTCCTCTCGGCCCCGTTTTCCCTGCAAGGAGAGCGGGGCTTTTTAGGAGGTGCGGCTTGACAGACTATTCGTTGTGGTCTACTCTTTCTCCTGTACGCGAGAACGAAGACCTTGATGCGGCTGTCAGGATCCGTATAACTCAAGGTCTTGAGGAAGTTCCACTGCCACCGTTGGACCTACTGAATCTCACCGCAAGGGGATTCTGGAGGCAGGAGGGAACAATCTCAGTCGTCGGCCAATGGCTGGTGGCTAGGGTCGGAGACAACCCCGGACCCGTTGAGACACTACGGCGACCAGTCGTCATGGCGTTTAGACAGGTTCGGGGTTTTCTCAAATTCATAGACTTCCACATAACCAAAGAACACAAAGCAGAGTTGGCGGAGTTTCTTTCCCCCCACCAACTCCTGAAGCTGACACCGGGCAGGCTACCCGTGGGCCTGCGTAACAATCACACTGGAACCTATGAAGTTTGGATTCCACTTGGAGACACCCATGAAAATGTATGACGTTCAACCAGATGAATCGCAAGTACACCCGGTCGTAACGAACCGGGTTTTTCATTGGGAACATCTTTCTATTGACGTAAGAGATATGATCAGAGATCTGATCGACGATTCTATTGAAAAAGACATCGCTAAAAATCTTCCCGCTGGAAGTGACATCCTTGAAGCAGAGGTTGTCGTTCAAGTTACCATTCACACCCAAGTAGCGGAGTATTGACTAATGGCTCACGAAATTACTAGCACTGACGGGCTTGTCCTTCACAAGGAAGAAGCATGGCACGGACTCGGTACCATCGTTGAAGATGCACCGACCCCACAAGAAGCACTCCAGATCGCCGGTCTTGACTGGACAGTCAAGCAGACCGAAGGCGTTGGCGATGGCAATGTTCACTCTGACGGGTGGACGTTGAACTACCGAAGCGACAACAACGACGTTCTCGGTTGTGTAACGAGTGGGTACCAGCCCATTCAGAACGAAACCGTCGCTCGGTTCTGCGAGGAACTGTCGATGGACACCGTCGTTAAGGTGGAATCGGCTGGCTCCCTCTTCAGTGGCAAGCGGCTTTGGTTCCTGTTAAAGGCTGACACCTTCGACGTAGGTAACGATGACCCCGTCGTACCATACGTCCTGATCGCCAACGGTCACGATGGATCGCTGTCGTTCTCGGCTCGACCCACCTCTGTCCGAGTAGTCTGCAACAACACGTTGTCGTGGGCACTGGGCAAGAAGGGGCAGGTCTTCAACCTCCGCCACACCCAGAACATCATGACGCGGGTAGACGAGGCACGCACCCAACTCCGCAAGTATCTGGGGGGACTGGAGGACTTCCAAGAAGTCTGCGAACACCTCCGAAACACCGAGGTTACGCGGGAAGAAGTTGAGAACTTCTTCTATGACATGTACAATAAGTGCGTCGAAACGATCCCGACCGAGATCAAGACCGACGCAGACTACGACAAGAAGCAGCGGGCCAGTCGTTCCATCTGGGAGATCTGCAACAACTTCGACAGTGAACGCGAAGTCGCAGGCACCACCTACTGGAACGCCTTCAATGCCTCAAGTCGTTGGCTCCAGAACCGTAACCGCACCAAGGACTCGGACATGCGGGCTTACAACAAGCTGATGGGTGCCAGCAACGACAAGACCTCGACGGCCTTCAAGCTGGCGATGCAGCACGCAGATTGATTTTCCTTTCTTGCCCCTACCCCCTTTCAACGGTCCTGGGGGTAGGGGTCTTTTTATTACCTGTGTCTTCTTTTGCGAGACACAAGCATGGCATGGAGCAGGCTTCTCTTCAGTTGTTTGTTCTGGCTCCATTAGATGCCTCGGCCTCGGGTAATAAGACGAAGGAACGTCTTGGCTACCTGTCCCCCCACCCCACCGGTACCGGGGACTGACTTAGGCAAGTTGGGTTTAACCGCTTGGCCTACAGTTTTTCCAATCATCTTACGTCGGGACATCCCCCGATTAACTTCATCAATCCCTCTCCTATTAAGTTCTTCCGTTACAGAAAGGGCTGCATCAGGATCAATGCGAGACAAGGCGACCCCCAAAAGATTCATCAAATCTTTAGTTGGGGTTCTTCTAAGATTGCGTTTTGAGAATGCACCTTTTTTTCTGGCCTTGTTTACTTCTTCTTTTTCTCTTTTCTTTGCCTCCCTATCAATCTCTTTATTGTGTTCATCAGGATCAAATTCATAGTCTGAAGAATCTCCATCTTCGTAGTTTCTACGATAGAAATCTTCTTCCGCTAAACTGTCATAAGCGTCAGCAGGAGCCTCGTCAATAGCCCGAGTAAGATCAATCAAAGGGTTTTTAATTGAAGAGGAAAATCCAAAAACTGTTTTTTTCCCTGCATCAACATCTGCTCTTAAAATGTCATAAAGATGTGCTGCTGCTTGTTTGGGATTAGGAAAGTCTTTTCTCACTTGCCGAAGTTGGTCGGCAATAAGTTTTCTACGGCTTCTTTCAAACTTACCTTTACGGTATGCTTTAGGCGTTTTTTTAAGAACCTGATGTTTTCCGTCAAACTCATCGACAATCGTTGCTTCTTCTCTCCCCATTAGACGATCATTCAACGCAGACAATCGAGCAATTTTAACTCTTCTTTGTTCTTTTGTAAGATCACTAGGGACTTGAAAATCCGGGTCTGCCCATTGGGTGCCTACGTTTCGTAGGTTTTCAATTAGATCCTTTCTCTTAGAAATAAGTTCTTGTTCTGCTGCATGGGAAGCCCTCAGCAGTAACTTAAGTTCTTCAAGAGTTCGACGGTCAGACATGAAAGCACCTACTCTGTAACCGCAGAATACGGGTCGTATGTTTCAAAGGTAGAGGGCAAGACCCTTGCCTTCTCCGCAGTAGACAGATCCAACTCTTCTTCATTGCGGGCCTTGAGTGTTTCCATACGTTCCATCAGGTATGGTTTCACGACGGGACGGAAGTCAGGCTGCAACCTTTGGTACATGCGTTCCTTGAGCGGAACTTCACGGAGTTGAATTGCTCGATCCACCTGATCCTTTGTGATGGTCAAGGGGAACTTGAATCGCTTCTCGAAGTTTGCCTTGACTCCCGCAGCCTTGCTCATGTTGTTGGCAAGGACAGCATCAAGGTACTTACGTCTTTCATCAATGACTGCTTGGCGGTTTTTGACAAGGAAAGAATTCAACTCCTTGTCGTTCTGGAACATATAAGTACCGAACCCCATAGCCCCCATAATGGTTTTGGCTGCACTCCTATACTCCAAGAGGCTACCGTCAGCACGGTAGATTGGGATTTGGCCCTGCTCATTCATGGCTCCCCAATCAGCGGACTCTCTTTGAAGTCCTCCGAGGTAGCCCTTTTGGTCTGCAATTCGAGGGGCAACATTCAACATACGAGAGAATGAAATGCCTCCCGGAATAAACCTTGGAGCAAGAGATCCAATAAGACTCTTGTCATCATCAGTTATTGCTCTGAATGAATCAACGACTACATCAAAGGCGGGGGAAAGGGGCAGGTTGTAGGAGGCGTTCGACTCTTCTTCAAGAAGGAATGGGGCAACAGTAGACGATTCATACATCGCCTGCCCAGCAAGGCCCCTAGACATATCCACGCCCGCTGCATTCTTGCCCACCTCGTAGATGATGGCACTGGTCCCCATCATCCTCATGAGATCGTGGGCCATTGCCGTGTACCGTCCTTGGGTTGTAAAGCCCAAGGCTCCCCATGTACGACGGCCTTGATCAATCATGGGAGCAGAGTCAGTCCATGCGGTAATGGTACGGACAGGGAACGTAAAGAACTGACGGACCCAAGGGACACCCCATCCTGAATCCTGAAACAGCTTGGGGCTGTTCATCAGGTCAGAACCGAACTGGGTGTTCTGCACCATGTCCTTTGTGTTCTGCATCAACTCGATATCAGAGAACTTCCCTCCCCCCACTACACGATAGGTCTTGGAGGCGGTGTCGTAGTTGAGGCCGGAAAGCCTCCCCGCTTTCTTTGACTGCTCAAGAATTGCTTCGCCCGTAACGATACGGTTGAAGAGTTCTGAGTGCGTGAACATTTTCATGGGGGCATCAGTAGCCCACCAACTCAACCCAGTACGACCTCTTGTTTCACTGCCTGCAAAGGCTTGAGAGTCATAGAGTTCAAAGTCTGTAGCACGGATGTCAAGGAGATCATCACCAAACTTGCCGCCTTCTCTTGAGACATTGGACAGGCGGAAATGCTTACCCCTCAACTCATCAACAAGAGCCTTGTCTGCATTTAGAGGGAGCTTCCTTCGGTCAGCGATATACCCAAAGTATTGCCTGAAAGCATTGCTGTAGGCTTTGATGAGAACACCAGGATCAGTCCAGTTTGCAGCATAAAGAAGAGGTTGCATCAGGTTGAGGGCAACCGAAGACAGATTGAATCCAAGGTGAGAGAGATAGAACAACTTCGTAAGACCCCGACCTGCCTCTTGGCCTCGGGTATCTGTGAGGTTCATGTCTCCATACTCACGGAGTTTCTGTACGAACCTTGCCCCGTACCCTCCCATGCTCTCGATCTTTTTGAACGCCTTACTGTTTGCAAGTGTGGCAGCAGCCTTGACCGCAGACATGGTTGCATGTTCGCTTATCATGTCCTTCATGGGCTTGGCCCCTCTCATTCTTTCAATGAGAGTGTCCATCACAAAGTCGCGTGTGTATTCTCCTCCACGCCTACCAGCAATATCATCTGTGGTAGCCATACTGTCAGTGATGAACTTGAGGTGGTCATACCTAGTACGGCCCATTGAGCCTTCGGCTTCCAAGGCCCTTCGAGCCTTGACTCTTCTGGTGCCGGGGCGGCCAGACTTAATCATCTGTGCCCATTCGGGCTGCTCTCGGGCAGACATCAAATGGCGATCTTGCCAAGCGTCATCAATGTGAAGCACAAGGTCATTACGGGTGGAGTTGAGGTAGCGGTTAAAGGAGGTTTCGTAGTCCAGATTCATAACCTGAACTCGACCGCCTTCTGCACTGCCTGCATTCAACTCGAATTTTCTTGACCTGATCAACTGGTTTTTTAGGTTGTTGGCCTTATCGCTTTTAGCCAGCCCCAGCTTTTCGTAATCATCCCAAAGAATACTAAGGTCGTCAGTATCAATGTAAGGGGTTTCAATGATACGCTCTTGAACTCGACCGGAAACACTTGGGTTACGGTCTTTGGCGGAAACACGAATACTGTCGGTACGGTACTTACGAGGGCCACCCATAACTTCAGTGGGGGGTTCAACGTAGGTCCAGACATTGCGAGACATGTAGTTGTCCATGTCATCGGAAGTGCTACGAACCGAAACCAATAGGTCTTTGAACTGAGAAATCGACATCTTGACCCGGCCCTTCTCGTCAGGAGTGATCATGTCTATGATCTTATTGAAGGCGTTCGGGCCTACATGTCCTGCGAGTTCCTTGTCAAGGACGTTTGAGATTTCTACCGCCGACTTGCTGTTGGGGTTGGTAGAAAGACTATGGAAGATACGGAGGATTTTGTTTTCGTCGTAGACGATCTTGCCTGTCTCAGCCCAAGCATTCTCGTCTGCAAACAATTCAACGTATCGAGACTTTTGCATCGACTTACTGAAGTCAAGGAGAGGCATGAACCCCTCACGTTCAAGCCACTTGCCACTGACATTTTCACCGTCAATGGCCTGCACTTCCTTTTGAACGGAATGGACTCGAAGAGGCCCTCCTTCTTCAAAGGCAAACTTGTCAGGCAGAATAGGAGTGGTTTGGATTCTAGGAGAATCCCTGATCCCTATATCCCCGACATCAATTCCTTCTTTCTTGAAGACGGCTTTGACTATTCGGTTCCGCTGGTTGATCCTATGCTTGAGGATCGCTGTCAATGCTACAGGATCTCTGCCCTCTTCCTTGATGATCTTCATCACCTGATTACGGATATTCCAGATCTTGTTTTGGAGATCGTCAATGCGGGCCTTTGTCTTGGTGGGGACTGGGGCAGAATAATTCTTGCTCCCCAAAGACATCTTCAGCTTGAAGTTCTCAGCCAACTCCGCTGAAGACTTGAGCATGTCTTTATTCATGCCCGCCATGTGCATGTGAGAGTAGACGTTGGCCTTCTTAAGGTAGTCCTTAAGAGTTACCGTTTCTCCCCCCACTACAGCCTTGGCTGCTGCGGCCCGGTCGGGATCAAGGCTGGTGACTTCAACCCCGAACTTCTTTGAGATGGTGTCAAGGACCCCGTCAAGGAAAGGCTTCCTACTTAGCGTGTCCTTGTTTGCCAGTTCAGAGAAACGACTCTGGATGGAATGGAGGAGAGGATTAAGAGGAGTGCCTGCACCCAACTGGTGGGCATTCAACAACCCCAACATCTTCAGGGGGGAGTATTGTCCCGTAACGAATCGGAAATACTCGCCCCCCTCTCCATGCTTTTTGGCAAGGCCACTAAATACCTTGCCTCCCTTTTTCAACGCATTCGCTGCGGCAGGGCTGGTAACAAACAACAGCCACACAAACGGGTTAGTGGCAACATCAATGACGGAATTCGTCAGAGGGTTGTTACCCGTTGACTGCTTGATACGACCAATAAAGGAGTCCCTCTCTGCTGGCGACAGCGCGGAGGGATCCAAGAAGGTATCTTTAAGACTTCGCCAAGATGCTTCTCCGTCAAAGATCTGGGACAATGCCACCATAGGAGCATCATAGATCTTGATGGGATCAAACGATCCTGCGACGAAGCCTTCCTCGTCGAAGCGTTCTGACATCAGGAGGATCGTTCGCGGTACCGGAAGAAGACTTCGACTTCATCAAGAGTGGCCGGAAGGTTAGCGGTACCAACGAGCAGGAGAGTCGAACCCTGAGGGACGAATCCTTCATGGCCCTGATCACGACCGCCACCAAACTGCTCGTTGATACGAGTGTCCGCAGCATCAGAAGTCACAATCTTCGGAGCAAGAACAGTGCTGTTTCCACCTGCACTCTTAATGGTGTTGAGGAGAGTGACCTTTGCCGTAGAGACAGTCGCTGTCAGAGTACCGTTGTGGCCGTTGGCGTGTTCAACCGCAGCCTTGATTGCAGCAGCAACTCCCGCAGCATCGGTGGCAGCAACGACGTTAATGGTGTGATCAGCGTTGATATCGCCAGCGGCACCACTCGTTGAAAACTTGTAAGTCTTCTTGGTGCCTTGAGCGTCAGTGATTTCAAGAGTGTCGCCGGTGTAGTTGCCGGGAGTAGCATCAAGACACTCGATCTGACCAGAGGCAGCGGCACCACCACTCTCCATCGTGACTTCCACCCAAGTGTCGGTGGTGGTGTTCATATCACGACCCGTGGCGATCATGGTAATGAACTCGTCTTCGGTGCTGGTGTCAAGAGTGGCGTGGGGGGCAGACCATCCAAGACCTGCGACAGAGGTACTGCCCGCAGCAGTCCCGTACTTGATCCAAACACTGTCGATGTAAATGTCCTTGTCGTGAAACCAATCAAGGTCATGGTTATCCACAGCGCCGGGGTTGAAGGCTTCAAAACGCTTTACATCGAACAGGTCGGGATATTGATTCTTGTCAATAGCGGACATTATTTAAATTCCTACGAAATGAGAGAGGTAAATTCCTCTGGGGACGAGGAGGTGCCCATTGCGTAGGCCAATTCCTCCATGAGATCTTGCCGTCTTGGACCTCCCAAGACAACGGCACCTTTAGGCAGGACACGCCCCGCCATAACTTGCTTGTAAAGATGAGGATCGTTTCTTGCAACAGCCGCCATGTTCCGCTCAACCATATTGCTGAGTCGTTCGGCTTCTAGCTTGCGAGAAATCTTATTGGATGCGGTTTCTTGATAACGATCAAAGGCTTCTGTTTCCCTAAGAGCATCTTCATGCCACTCCAAGGGATTAATAAGATCGTTAAGTCCTCCTGCAATAGGAGCAACAACGTCTTCTCCTAGGAAAAGACCTCCAGTACCAACAAGACCGGCAGTAGCAATCGGGTGATTGCGTGCAAATCCTCTTGCACTATCTTTTGGACCGAAGCCCGCAGCGTGCTTAAAGAAACTTTTTAATCCTCGAAGTCTGCTCATTGAATAAGACCCGCCCTTGCATAGGCTTCACGCAAACTGGGGTTCATCTGCTGACGCATCTTATACAAAACATTCGGATCTGTGCGGATCAAATCACGAAGTTCAGGAGACATAGGAACAGGAGAATCTCTCTGATTGGCAGTTGCCTGAGAAAGGTCTCTGAAGAGTCGGGAATCTCTTAGTTGCTGACGATCCGTAGGCGTATTCATCCTACGCATATCCGCCATAACATTCTGACCGTAAGAGTCTCTTGCCCTAGTTGTGGGAGTATCAGTAGTTGAGCTACGGAGCATATTCAAAATATCAAAGGCCAGCATTGCCGTACCAAGGACACCGCCACCCCAAAGGAGTTTTCCTCCAATACCCTTTGGAATCCCTAGCTTGCCTGCAATTCCAGTCCCCCCAAGTTTAGGGAGTCGGCCTCCGGCCTTAAGCCTTTTAGCCATTTCACGACGGCCCGCTGTTCGGCCAGCCCTTTCGCCTGCGGCAATACCCTTTTCTCTCCCTCGCTCAAGGCCCCTTCTGGCACCTTCCCGGAATCCTCTACGACGGGCAGGCTCCGAAGCCTCTTCAAGAGCAGCCTCAAAGTCACTAACTCCGCCAGTACGGAGAGGTGATTCCTGAGCAAACAGCAAAGGCTCATCACCCGCATTTATAAGTTGGCGGATGGACTCCAAGGTCCTACCCCTAGGCATTCCCCCACCCCTGCCGAAAGCCCCCATAGGAGTTACAGGATCATTCCCTGACAAAAGTGCTTCAAGGAGGACAAGTTCTTCCCCTGAAAGATCAGGAATTCTAGTAGCCATTATCGAGCCTTTCAACTGCCTCTTCAACAGTAAGTGTGCCTAAGCCTACTCGGGAAATATCGGATTTAGAATCGTATTCCGACCAAATAAAAGCCCGATCTCTTTTAAGGCACCGGAGGTTGCGGTGGTCCCAAAGGAACTGGCGGATGTCCTTGGGCCGGAGAGCGTCCCCCTCCACCTCAAAGTGGGGGGACTCATGGCGGTAGAAGACGGAGCCTTCGGGGAGGTCCAATTCAGACAACTCGGGAGCGTCCAGAACAATCCCCCCACTAGGGTGGTAGTCAGATGTGTTCTGGGCTATTTGCTTCCAGTTTCTCACGGCGCAAGACCCCGTTCGGTATCAATCAATTCTCGATAAGCGTCAATCGTTGCTCGTCTTACTGCGGCATCTTGGCTTATCTTCAGCCTGTTGATTTCTGCGGGAGCATCCAAATCAATCAACTGTTGTTCTGATTCAATGTCTTGTTGTGTTCTATCGAGTTCGCCCAACCGATCAAAGAGGGCACTGGTGGGATCAACATCAATACCAACCTGATCCAAAAAGTCGCCACGTTCATCCATCAAAAGACCGTACTGATCGACGTTAAGCTCGTCCAGTTGAGCAGAAAAAGCATCTCTTACTGCCTCAAGATCTTCAAAGCCAGTAGCGGAAGCACCTGCTCTAAGGATCCCTTCGACATTTCCCTTGTCTCCCCAGAACCTGTTGGCAATCCAAGCATCAATGCCATTCATTACCGTGGTGGTTTCTGCGTCTGTTCCCGGATTAAGTACCAGTTGATATTCTCTCTGAGCCTCGTCTTCAGAATAATTATCCCAACTCTGCGGGATGCCGAGGTTTGAATATGCGTGGTATTTGGATTTGGTGGTTCTTGCTGCCATGCCAATCGCTCTTTGAAGAACGAGAGGATTAACTTCTGCAATTTTCGCAGCGTTGTTCAGTTCAGCCCAAGCCTTGTCTGTGGCTGCATCATTTGGGGCTTTATCCATTTGCCCATAAAACCTGCGAACAGCCGCTTGAAGCATACCTTTACGGAAATCACCAGTCAGAGTGGCCTCTCCATATCTACGGGTATTGCCTTGTTCGTCTTGAAGATCTCCCTCAATGCCGGGAATTGACTCAACAATAGTCTTTGAGATTCTTCCCACCATCTCGGCTTTCGGATCAAAATCTTTCTTTATCCGATAAGGGTCACTAAACGCTTCGCCTGTTCCAAGCCCTAACGTAAATGGGTTAGTAGACCAACTGTCTGCCTTAAGAGCATTAAGCATTGACATTTCTTGGGCGTTCAATTTCATGCCCATCATTCCGCCAAGTGTACCAATAGTTTGGTGCATAGTGTCTGAGAGTGCTTGCCACCCCGGACCATAATCCATAGAAAGAGGATCTTCGTATTCCGAGTACGTACCGAGCTTAAGGGCAAAATTAGTATCTGACAAATTCTGAGCCAGATTATGGGACATATTTGAAGTGGCCTCATCGACTCCGTCTAGGGCACTTTCAATGTTTCGGACAACATTACGAACTTCCCTATTGGCATCTCTCCCAACGCCCCTTCGTTCCCTGTCCGCATTGTAAGTTCTCCTGGCAAGTTCCGCTTTTTCCAAACGAACACGTTCAAGTGCTTCTGCTGCCGGTCCGGCTGCTTCTTCTTCTGCCATAAGAATCTTAAGCTCCATTTCTCTTTGAGCCTGATTCAAAGCAAAAGTCCGATCTTGAACGCTCTTTTTCAGGTCGTACTCCTGTTGCCACTGCTCTCTTCTTTGTTCTCTCGCAAGCCGATTATCCTCAGACTCCATATCGGCTCTTTGTTTGAGGAGATCACGATACTCCGCCTTTGACTGAAGGTCGCCTGCGGTTGTGGCGGCTGCAAGATTAAGACGATTAACGCCAAGAGCATAGGCTTGATCCGCCTGCTGTTGGTCTTGCATCATCTTCTGGCGAGCAAGTTCCTGTTGTCTCTGGGCTGCCGCAGCCTGCTGGTCAAGTTGCATCTTCTGCAACTGCATACCACCTGCACTTGCAACCTGTTGTCCCACTTGATTAGGAACAGCGGAAATAGGCTGGGGTTGATTGGGCATTCGGCTCATTAGTTACCTCAGAAAAGAAGTTCGTCACTAATTCCTTCAAAGTTACCAGATCCCGGCGTACTCCAGAATTGGTAGAAGGAAGACAATGTCGGCAAGAAGGCTACTGGACTGAAAGGGTTGGCGGCAATCATATCGGCGTATCGACTCAAACCTTGGGCCTCAAAGTTAGCGGCTTGGGCTTCAGCGGCTTGGGCCATTTGAACCCCTGACTGCTGAACAGACGTGGCGAGTTGATCGTAACTCATTCGACCTTGCTCAAATCCAAGACGAGTGCCTGCCGCTTGACCAGCAAGACCTGCATTCTGCATCATCAGATTTGACTTCATCTGATTGTTTTGAGTAAAGATATTGGTCATCGTCTGGTTTGTGGATTCCTGCTGACGTTGACGAAGATCTTCCAATCCTTGGATTGCGGCAGGATCTCCCATCTTGGCTCCAGCAGACATTTGGGAGAATTCATTTTGAAGCTGACGAGTCATACCTCGATTAGAAGAAGAAATCTGGGCAGCACTCATATCATCAAAAGACTCGATTGCCTTGTCGCCTCGGGCAAGAGTTTCATCGTAAAGACTTGCACCCAATTCAGACAATCGCTCACCTTGTTGGGTAAGGTTCTGACCCATTTCATCCATTCGAGCCTGACCTTCTTGGCCTGACTGTCGCATGGCATCGGCACCCCCCATGATGGAGTCTCGGTAGTCCCCAAAGGCACCCATCTTGGCATCATAGTTCTGCTGGTTAGCCCCAACAAGATTCATGTAGTCCGACATTGCAGCACCTTGGTACTGCTCGGTGCCACTAAGACCTTCTTGTGGAGCAGGCAAATACGTTTGAACGTCGTAGAAGCCACCCCTTCCACGATCAATCATCATGTCTGGGTTTTGAGGATCTCGAATAAAGCCTTCAGGGATATTTGGATCTCTTTCGGCTTCCCCTTGCATGAACTGCTGATACTGTCCGAACGGACTTTGCTGGGCAGGTTGGTTGCCAAAGCCTCCGGGAGTCTGGTTGGTGTAATTAGGGAGATTCCCCGTAGGAGAAACCCCGCCACTTCCAAATGCTCCAAACATGCTCATGTCGTGTTCCTATCACTGGTATCAGTATTGGTGGATCTGCCTCGGCAAATAACCGCCATCAGTTTGAAGTCCAAATCAGGGCTGAAAACTTCAATTCCCGGATTAAGGGCGCTGTCTTGAATACCGTGTTTTCCCTTGGTCGTAAGGCCGGTAGTCGTGAATGCGGCATAATCGTCAGATTCCCCGTTCTTTACAGAATCTCCAATTATCTCGCCTGAGAAATTAGTCGGAAATGCGGTTACTGCCACAGAATCCGATTCTGAGTTATAGACCAAACCCCTGAAGAACTTGTAGTTTGCGACCCCCCCACTTACGTCCGTGAAGTGGCATCCAATGGAGGATACTTGCTTGTTCTGGAAGAGGTCAAATCGGGTCAGAACCTTCATGTCTTCAGTTCTGACCATCGGCAATGCTCCCCCCACATACCGGAAGAGGACCGGGCTAACAGCGATGACATCGTTCTTTTGTATGAGGGTAGATACGTCCCCATCAACAGTAATGGTCTGACTCCCTGATCCGTTAGCAGTGACTGTGCCTTTACCGCAAGTGACGATAGTGGCTTTTGTCCCAACTCTTGTAGAGGCATCAGACGAAATCACATAAACCTTGGCCCCTGCCAACTCCCATCCGCTGCCTCCAGTAGTGGAAAGGTTCTTTGTACCAGTCCCCCCACTCTTAAGCGTGAGGACGGTGACACCGGAACCGGCTACAGAGGTGTGGACCGTGAAGATCGAGTCGCCAGTGCAGTCCAGTGTCCGAAGCATGGGCTGGCCCGCAGACAGATCGGTGCTGTTCACCGTCACCTTGTCTCGATCCAAGTCATGGATGTAGACTCGGGGCCTCCAGTTGGCAGTGATGTTGTTGGAAAGATCTCCTGCCTGCGGATGGTTTTGCAGGAAGAAGGTTCTTTCAACCATGGACGTAGTTGTGGTTGTAGTGGGGGTAGTGTCGTCGTAGGTATTTCGGGTGTACGTTTGGGGCCAGATGCCTGAACGGATATCTGTAAAGTCAGTGTCGTGGAGTTCTGTGATCCGGCCTGTACCAAACCACATGCAGACAGTCTGCTCCTTGACGGGATTCAAGATAAAGAGGCAGGAAGCATACGGATCAAAACTCAATCGAACACTTGAAAGATCCGAATACCAATCTTCCAATAGGAGATTATCGAGAGCCTGAACGTCATCAAGCTGGCCGTTGTTGGCGATTGCCTTCAATCCCTTTGACGTTATGAAGTAGCAAAGAGGGCCAGCAGAAGCATATCCGTTTTCCGACGCAAGACCAAACCCTGCGTGCATGTCCTCAATCTTGAGGTAGATGCCATTACGTCGGATGTGGTAAAGACGGTCTGAACTAAACCCAACTGCAAACTCGCCAGCCTTTGAGAGATGCTCTACCCTGTTCTGGTATACATCTGGACTGTACTTGTTGTTGATAGGAAAGAGTTCAGGACTTCGTTCTGTCAAAGAAGACCATCGAATCTCTCCGATGTTTCTTGTCTTGGAGTCAAGATTGTCTGACAGCAAGGTTGTCTCTCCTTGCGGATCACAGACAATAAGGCTGCCGTCAAAGGGAACTCCCGATGCCGCATAAGGCATCTCGTCTTCAATTATGGTCTTGTCCAGATACATGTCTTGCATTGCAAGAGAGATGTCGTCCAGTTGATACCAGACATTGAAGACCTTCCAGCCGGTACTGTTCCCATCGCCATAGTCGGGATTCAAGTGAGACTGGAGTTCTGTAATTCCCTTATATGCTGCGGTTACTGCACCAAGAGGTTCACTGTCTGAGATGTTGTAGATAGTGTCAAGGTGAAGGAGGGTCCCTGAATAGACACCACCCGCTGATTGTTGGCGAACAGACCTGAAGATGTAGATTTGATCGTACTTTTCAGTGTCAACTTCTACCGCAAACCCGATGAACTTCTCCGCAGACAGCTTGTTGTTCTGCTTTTCCCCTCGGGAAACGACATCACAAAGAGCAGTACGCCTTCCTGTTTCACTGTCGTAAAGATAGTAGGCGAAACTGTAGTCTCCTCCCGCAGCAAACTTATGAAAAATTACTTCGTCGTTTGCGTGGCCGGGATCTGATCCAGCAGCAGACTCAATGAGTTCTCCGTATGGGACTGTTTCAGAAGTAACTACGGATTGTTGATATCGACCGTAGGTGTTATCGTCATTCCCTCCGGCCCCATCAACATTGTTGAGTTCGTACAGTTTCTCAGGGAAATTGTAGTCAGACCCGAAGTTGCGAACCTTTGGTCTTGCGCCGGGACCGCCGTTGACAATCTTATGGGAGTAGGTGGTTGCCCCAGTCCCCCCACCAGTAAAGGCCGAGCCTACGTTGACGCTGGTGTTGTCGTTCCAATTACCGCTGGGAGAAGCGATGGCGGTGTTGCCGCCAGTTCCCTTTGTAGCCTGAGTCAAAATGATCTTGCCTGCGGCGGTAGTGGAGTCAGTCGCGGAAACCTGATTAGCAAGAACAGTGATTGTTCCGTTATGACCGTTCGAGCTTTCTACCAAAGTCTTGAAGTTCGTAGCACATTCAGTCGCACTAGCCCCCCGCAAGAATTGCTGACTTGAAGCAGTAGCAGAAGACGCTCTAATCATGTATGTCTTCTCTGTCCCCTGCGAATCAATCAGTTTCAAAGTTGCGTCTGCGGTAGTATCAATAGCCCCAAACGTGAAAGTCGCTGTAGCCTTTGTTCCTACAGAATCGTATTCAATGTAGAAGACTCGGGGCTTACGTCCCTGCACCAACACAAAGACGTATTTCCCCATTGAGACAACGTCCATCTTTGCCGTGGGGGAAACGTGGTTGACGGAATCAACGCCGGGAGTCTTGTGGTCACTGATGAGAACTGTACGCCACCCGGCAGCACTGTCTACTGTATTCGTAGGACAGTAGTCCATGAAGATGGCGGAGGTTGCTACCCCTGCCCCTTGGACTCGGTAAACAAACCCATGAGCAAACTCGCCCTCCCGAATCTGGAAGTTGACGGGGAAGCAGTCGAGGACGGTAGATGCCTTGGTCTGAGTGGGGGGAGCCTTGTCCGAAAAGGGACGGGAGGCATCGGGGTTGGCGGCGTTGGAACCTTGGAAGTTCTGATAAACATTAAGGGTGTGGGCAAGACGAAAGCCTGATGACGGTCGGCAGCCAAAACGACGACTGCCGTCAACGCCTACTACTTCGTGGGCAGTACCTTCCCCCGTCAGGGCAATGCGTTCAATGCCCTTGTTTTCGGAGGCTGTGATTGTGGGGTACACCCACCTTCTATTGACTTCAGGCATCAGTAGAACCCTTGGGGAATATCTTGTTTAAGGCTGCGCGTCTTTTGCCGCAACCGCAATCCTTCAATACAGACTTCACTGCTTTATCTATCTTGGTTGCCTCAAGGACTTTAGCGATCTTGTCGCCCATGCCCCTGCTTGGCCCACGATAGTGAGAGCAAACAGCACAGTCGTCTTCTGTCGGCTTGCCATTATACTGGCCTGCTCTGCAAAAGCCATCGGTATAATATTCGCATTGATTCATGAGATCTCTCCAGAGGCACAACTAGCACTGGGAAGGTTGCTGTGGCATGTAAAACTTATGGGTACGTCGGTAATGGAAATATCGACCACATGGTTCCTTGAGAACACAGAAGAAATGCCGGGTCCGGGAGGATAACCCGTTTGATTTGTAGCCGTGTTGTTGAAATTGAATTTCCATTGAGTAGGGTAATTGGCTGACCCGTCAAGGTTGGGGCAGATAAATCCAGAATCTACAGTCTCACCATATCTGGGGCTTGTAGAATCCCACACAAGATAAGGAACATCGGCAATACCAAACCCCCATCCGTCTGGCTCGGGCCTAAAAAGGTGCTCGTAGGAGTAGAAGGGGTTTGATTCTGTTCCTGTGTTTTTAATCTGCTGTTCAAATTCTTGCGGGGAAAGTGCGTTTGCGGTTGCCTGCACATGGATTTCGGCAGGTTTAATTGCATTTCTAACATTTCTCATCAAAGTAACAATAGACTTTGGCAGATCCGTCCACCATAAAGCCTCAAACTGGGGTAGTGTCGTACAGCAGGAAATATCCGTTGCCGTTTTGTCCACCATTGCGGTTGAGACTTGGAGGGGCATAGGAATAGATCTTGATTCGGTATATGTTCCGGGATCATCCCCAGTCCTTGTTTCTTTTACTTCGGCATCTATTTGAATGTTAAGATTGCCTGCTTGCAGCCAGTTCATAACGCAAGCTCTACCCAAGCCACTGCACACTTCTGCGTAGGTGGTGCTGGTGTTGGGGTCAGGATCAAATTGCCTGCCGTCAGCAAAGAGGTTTATCCTCCTTTGGTACCTGCCCGAGTGGAGGGACTCGTTTTGTGGAGGGACAGTGACCGATTGAGAAAGAAGTTCTACTTCTTCTGTGAAGTTTTTGCTTGAATCGTCATTGTCGATGTGGGTATAGGTCCATGCGTTTTGAAGTTCGCCTCTTTGAACAATGTCAGCCGCACTGTTGTTGATGGTTACACAGCCTCTTGTGATACTGTGTTCACTCATGATTTCTTCGTCCCAACGAATGGTTGTTCCAGCAGGAGAACTAGGGTCGTCAGGGAAGTATTGAAGATCGTTTTGAATTACATCAACAGACAGCCAAACAGAATAATCAATAGAAAGTTGGATATCGAAAGAGCCTGTAGCAGACAAGACTCTGTCGATAGTGTTTTGGATTGAGTTTGTTTTTGTGTGGCTTCCAGTAATCTTCGAGTATAGAACGATTGTTTTCTGGCCTCTATACTCAAGGTATCTAGTAGTAGGACCTCCACAAACCTGTGGGCGGCAGACTCGGCACTTGGGTTCTGCGTTGGGGGTTGTAGTCAAATCAACATATTCATCGCAATGGACATTGTCGTCTACGTTTTCAAAGTTGCTTGCGCCCAGATTTAAATACCCAATCCCGTCAATAACTTGAATCTGGTTGCTGGTTGGAGTACACCAAGGACATTCAGGTAGGACTCCTTCCTTGTCGTGGCAAATCGACTTGCCTTCGGGAGGAGTGGGCGACAGATACCCACAAAACGCCACACAAGGCTGTGCTTCTTCAGGACAACAAGGAGTGCTTGAAGGGTCATTGTTGTCTCCGATTTTTCGGTCAAACAACCAAGTCCCTGCATAAGTAGAAGCATTTGAGGAGTCAATACTTAAGGCCGAACCTGAAGAATCGACCAACAAAGTGTTCCATTTTGCAATGGTCGTTGCCATGGCGTAGCTGTGGACATGGTCAAAGCAAGGGATGAAGTACATGTAGCAGGCATCGCAGTCGCCGTCATCGCAATCGTCTTGGGGTCCATCCCATGATCCTGTCTTATTATACACAAGAGCGTCTGTGGGGTCTGTCGTCTGAAACGTCCCGCACCAGCATTCTCCCTCTTCTGTTTGGTGATACCAGACTTGACCAAGGGAAATATCTCTACCTGCAACCTCTTCAAAGTCTGATTCTGGCCCCTTCAAATTTACAGCATAAGGAGGGGCATCTTCACATTTGACAAAGAAGATATCCTCCGACCCGCAGCAACAAGAAGCCCAGTAACTCATTCACAAACCGCCTTAAGTCTGGGGGGCATACCTATGGCCCAAACGCCACTGGCGCTTACCTTTTGTGCAAGAAGGACTGTACCTATTTCCCAAAACGCACCATTAGGCACACCTCCATTGATGGTAGGTCCTTCTAAGTTGGCTGTGCTGGTAGGGGAGACAAGAGCTTCAGCAGTGCCTCCCTTGTTTATTTTATTCCTTCCAAAGTCGTAAAGATGTCCGCTTTCGTATGTGACATTTGTAGATTTGCCGTCACCGTCAACCGCAAGACTAAGGCCGTCAAAAATCAAAGCCTTGACTGTGTACTTCCAATACTTCAAAATCCCAACGCTTGGGATATCAATCTGTTCTTCTACTGGAAGAGTGTCTACGGTATTGTTTTCATGTGGTCCACTACTACTACCCGGACCCTCAATGACAACAAGTTGGGAACCAAAACCTGCATGAGGTTGAGGCACAACATTGAACCGAACTTCGTCAGAGGCAGAGTCTGTTTCAATAGTCAGAGCGGCTTTTACTATAGCGTTTGTTGTGACGTTGGTGAACTTGAGGGTGTCTGTAGTGCTGTCTGGGGTTACATCTTGACCTGTGTTATCACCCTTGATGACTGTAAAGACGTTTTGGTCTGCAAAGTCATTATTGATTGTAATGGTGGTTCCCGCAGCACTGGTCGTAATTCCAGTTCCACCTTCAATAGTTAAGACTTCATTTTGCCCTGTCGGGGAAAGGGTGGCATTGTCTCCTGCAAACCTCTCAAAACAATCACGAATGTAATTTAACTTAAGGCCACTGGAGTTTTCAGTTTGGGTGTAAGTGCCATCTCCGCTGACGTTTAGAGTTTGATTTGCAGCACCAGCGGTAAGGTTGCCCCCGCTATCAACATCGAAGACAGACCAAGAGTTTGAGGCACTCCCCCCACCAGAACTCTGAACGAAACCCATGGCACTAATGGCTGTTTCTAAAGGCCCTTCGTTTGACGTGTCGATGTCGATGGTGTATTTAGATAATACGCTATTACTGCCAGAGTTATTCTCGGGGTCAGAAGAAACCGTAACAATATCGCCCCCTGCGACTACCGATGCGAAACTTGTGTTTGGCTCTGCTCCTTCAAAGATTGTGGTGTTGAAGGAAGTAGAGATCGGGTTGTAGATGCTGTTGTTGCTACCTTCAAACAAGTTGTAGGCTTGTTGAGAGTTGCCACCTAGTCCTGCGGGAGTGTAGGAATTGCCCGGCCAAGAGTATGGGGTTGATCGGATTTCTCCTGGCACAAGGCGGTTTTGATTAAACCCTTTGAGGATTGAATCAGGCCAAGTGACAAGAGGAACCGGAACGCTGTCGCCCGGCAATTTCCCATACGCAAGATTTGGATCACTCTCGTTGAGATACGACATGGCTTAACTCGGATCTACAAGTTCAATCTTGATTGTGTCGCTGTTATCCCACCCAAAGTTACCGCCATCTTCAATATCAGCAGAACTAAGAGTAGTAGTGCTTCCACCAGCATCTACCCAATTCCAAATGGAATCACCTGCCCCAGCGTTAGTTCCACGAAGAGTTGTTTTTACTCCTCCTGTAGAAGGCGAGATGGTTACACGAATTTCCCAATCAGCACCAAGACCGCCTTGATTAGGATCATCTGCGGAAAAAACAACCTTGTCCGTTACAATTCTGCTGCCCGAATCTAACTTCAAATAGGTACCCGTTGTAGTGCCTGTGCTAGACCAAGTACCTTCATCAATATTGTTCCACCAATTATTAGCCGAACGCCAAATCCACTGGGCACTTTGAGTGTAAGTGTCTTTAACCGTTTCGCTACTCGTTGGCGTAGGGAAGAACAACCACTTACTCATTCTGTGTACTCCACTGCAAAGGTAACGTCTGTAGCAGAAGAGTTGCTGGTAAGCACAAGAGTAATTGGTTTGTTGATGGCAACGCTGGTGTTGGAAAAAGAGGACTGATCGCCACTTGACGTTGAAACGCTGACGCTGGCCTTGACGCTGCTGGTGTCGTTCTTGAGTTCTGCCGTTACCGTGCCACTGCCGGACTTAATGTAGAAGCCGGTGATGGTTCGAGCCGTTGCCGTAGAAGGATCAAGAGTGTACGTCTTGTTGGCTGCGGTTTCGATCTGGCCGGTATAAGCACCTACATTGGTGACTCCCAATCCTGTTCGGATTGTTGCAGCATTGCCAACTGTAATTGCAATAAGGCCCGCAGAGTTTACAGTTCCCACCGTCCATCCAGAAGGCATTGTGATACTTTTACAACGGTCCACTACCTTGACAGAAGCAACACCCGCTTCGCTAGTTGTTAGCTCGCAGCCCGCATCAGCAACTCCAGTGTTGGCAATCACACTTTGAATAGGGGCTGCCGCAGCGGCCCTTCCAGTTGTGTGATATAGATTGCTGGAACCCTCTGACAATGCATCAGTTGTGAGGCCCGTAAGGCTGGGCGTGCCTTGATTGGTAGATAGAGTGGCAGACTGCTCGGCTGCCTTTGTAATGCTGACAGTCTGGGCCGTCCCATGAGTAATTGTAATTGTGTGAGAGACAGTCGTAATTGTGATGGTATCAGACATCAAGTTACTCCCGGAGACACAATCAATGTGCCTTCAACTAAGCGGGTTTTAGATGTCCCTTCAATCACCTGCATATCCCAAACATATTTGACAGGGGCATCAAATGCTGCTGTCTGGTCCGCCGTCAAGGTAACGACAACAGTATTGCTGGAGTTGGTGTGAGTGAAGGGGGCTGCTGATTGAGAGCCGGAGGCGGCACTCGTCAACGACAACTTCTCAGTCCCCCCATACTTGTCCTTGACCTTCAAGGCCCAAGTTGCACCGCTGTTGAAGTTAACGGCACTGCCGTTGCTTGTCAGTGTTCGTACAAGGGTGAACTCAGATGTCTCGCCCTGATTGATTGTCCAGTCAAATCGTGCGGTCATTACGCTCTCCAAGATCCAGCGTAGAAGATGTCATCGTAATTGGGATTGTCAACCGTCTTCTTCATCCAAGACTTCCCGGTACGCATCTGAAGGTTGGCGAGGTTATCGGTTGCCGTCTTGATGGAAGAACGGTACTGCTGAAGGATCATTTGATAGTGGCTTTGTGTGATCTTGCGGTAAGACCCCAACTTCAAAGCAGACCCGGCAGCAATCGCCTCGTAAAGAGACTGCATTCTAATAGGTGCAATCTCGTACTTAAGAGCTGCACCAACATTACTGTGGGCGTTCTCAAATGGAATGCGAGTAGTGATTTGGCTTGATTCAAGAGTTGTGTCGTAAGACGCAATAACTCTTTCTTCTACCAATCCGGTGTCGGGGAGGAGTCGGAGGATTTGTCCTGCGTAAGCATTCTCTCTTCGATCAATCGAACCAAGAGTAGGGGATGCAGCAAGAGTAAAGGAAGAAAGGTCGCTTTCGAGTTCCCCAGTAGTTCCGTAGTGAGGCATGATATCGCCACTAGGAACATAGTAAACAGTCCAAGTGTTGTCGGAGAGTTTAGGATCGAAGCGAAGGCAGTTGCCTTCAATGGCCCAGCCAATGCCTTCTGGATGAAACTCAGATCTAGGCTTCATATCGTCAATGATATGCCCGTCACTATCACGACGGGAGACTCTCCAAATTTCACCGACAGCAGGAGGAAGCTGATAATACTCCACGGTACTTGAGGGGGTAAATTCATGACGTAGGACGACGGGGTCGTCGCGGTTCATGTTGATACGAGACATCACGTCAACCATCGTGGGACAGATGATGTGCCGGATCATAAAGTCGTTGTCGTACTTAGCATCAAAGTCAGGGTCATCAAGATAGCCCCGGATTCGCTCAAGCACGGTGTATAGGAATGAGCCTGAACTGTGCATCAACGCCTCCTATAGATAGGACGGTTTGAGATGATGTTTTGAATCATGTCTCTAGCGTCATCAAGTTGGTTCATGTCGTAGGTCCGCCCTAGATCTTCTGTAAGGAACGAAAGTATTTCGTCTTGTTGTCTGGCTCCTTTTTGAGCCATATCAAACATTGGGCTAGGATCTCTAATCGCAGACTTGCCGGGATTTGCCCCTCGCTGCAACATCTTAAATGCGTTTACGGACCCTCGACCCTCCATTTTAAGTCCCGCCATAAGTTGTCTGGCCGCTTGCGGAGGTAGATGCTTAAGAATGGGACCAAGAAGTTGGAGAAGAGTAAGGGGGTTCATTTTCCACCTGTGATTATGCGGCCTTTAGCTGAGTTGAGGAGATCCTGCTTAAATTCTCCAAATTCAGGGTCGTCATTGTTGGACCATTTCTTGTTACGGATAGACATCGCGGCTTCTTCTTGTCCCTGCCCTTTAACCCAATCCGCAACTCTATGCTTCTCCTCAATAGCATCTCGTTCCATACGACGCTTGGCCTTGGCACGATCCCGGATCCCCTGCCTCATCGACTCCGCCATCTCTTGAGCAGGACGAAGACGATTCCTCATCCACTCTTGAGTAGGAGGGTGCCAGTTGGGGGGATTAGGGAACGCCTCCAACTCCATGAGGATTCCTACCCCGTCCTTCTTGGGGTGGTAGAGCCACTTCGCCAACACGAAGGTTTCCGCCTGCTTGTGGCGATAGACGAAGAGGTCGTCGATCCCACTGAAACGTCTGGCCCATAGGATCCAGTCGGAATCAGGAAGGATTTCGTGGTTCTCGTTTAGGGTGATCCCCATGCCTGCGGCGTGTTCACGAGCGTCAAACATGATCTCAATATTCAAAGAAGTCCTGCCCTTCTAAACTTTGGCTTGATGTAATGCTCTATCCAGTGAGTGACGGTATTGGGGGATTTGTAGCCATGAGCAATGGCTATCTTCTTGTAGCTCATTCCCCCCACTCTCATTAGCACCACATCCAGTTCTGCTTCAGTCAAGTCAGGAGGAAGTTCTGGCTTTGCGTGAAGCTCCTTTCCTATATCGTGGGTGTCTAAGTTGAGAGCTGTCTCCAGTATAACCCATCCCTCTTTTCGATGTCTCCAGCCGTGATATTTTCCATAGGCGTAGGCGACTCGGGACCAAAGGAAGGAATTTAGAAACGTAGTGATCGTTCCTTTTTTCGGATTGTAGTTACGAGACAAGAGATCGTAGGCACATAAATAAGCCTGATTAAACAACTCGTCTTTGTCCCATAAACTGAAGTACCCCTTCTTCTTCATTTTTATGGTCCAATTACGAAGGAAGCCCAGATGCTCATTAACATCTGGGTTCCTATTCTTTTCAGGTTTATCTGCCCCACCTGTCAAAACATTATTTCTCTTGCTTAGAGTTGGACATTAGCATTGGGAGCAAGGATAGAACAAGCAAAGGAAGCAACCCAAACTTACCTGCTTGCTTTGCAAACCTCTTAGCCCTTGGGCCTTCTTGTTCTGTGAAGAACTTCATCAAAGCACCTAGTTTTCCGCCTTTGCTTTTATGGTACCTCATCGCCATATCATCTGCGATATATTCTCTTTTATGTATTGGGGTACGTTTGAACCTTTCTACGCCTGCTTTTTTTAAGTGCTTTGCGTGAGCTGCTTCGTGAGCAGCAACATATCGCATATCGTTTTCATCAATAATGTCAGGATCAATATAAATGTCTCCCGTCCCACGATGAAAACCACCAAGAGGCTTAGGCTTTTTCCCAGTAAACTCTTGCCCTTCACGCCCCGGAAGTGTTTCAATACGCAAATTTGGAGTAGGGTGATCAGGACCAAGAACTTCTTGTATGATTTGAAGAAGTTCTTCTTTCCTTGCGTAAGGAGTTCTTATTGAGTAAGAGCCGTCTGATTTTCTAACAGGCAAAACTAATCCCTTATTTCTTCTTCTTTGCCCTTAGCAACGGCACTACTTTTTTTTACTTTTCCAAGAGACACGACCTGGTCCTTTCTTGGCAGAAGTGCCTTTCTTTGTACATTGCGATTTGGTAGGACGACAAGCGGGGTAAGGGCGCTTGCTCCCACCTTTTGCAGACTTACGTCCACATGGCTTACCAGTCTTGCAATCAATCCAACCTTTGCCCTTGTTCTGAGCAAACCACTTTTTAAGACCAGTCTTTTTCTTAGCCATTAGCAACGACACTCCGTCCATTTTTTACCGCAGCGAGAGCAAATCATTTCAGAAGCAGGTATCACTTCTTCTTCTTACCTCCAGTGCCCCAATTCTTGGCACCTTTCTTACGGCACTTGACGAGGGCACCACTAGCGTAAGCAGAAGGCCACTTCTTGTAGCGGCTCTTGACCTTGTGGTAGCAAGCATCCTTCTTGCCGCCTGACTTCTTCTTAGCCATATCAGCACTTCCATCTGCGGCGAGCTTTACGAAGCCGACTATTCGGATCCTTGGCTGCCTTGGGGAACTTCTTCATCTGTCCCGCTGATCGGGCACAGTATGACTTTTTGCGAGAACCACCTCCAGGCTGAGGGGCCTTGAGGTTAGAACCTGTCTTCTTGTTAATCATGCGGCGGCCCTTAGCAGTCAAACCTCCTGCTTTGGACTTACATTTGTTCTTGATGCCGCATCCCTTCATAGCACCCTTTTTTTTTGCCATGATTATTTCTTCTTCTTAATCTTCTTAAGAAATGCGGGCTTCTTTGCAGCCTTCTTCTTGCCCATGACCTTTTTCTTGCCCTTGCCCATTCCGTTTCGCATACCTGCCATTGTGTTGCCTTTCACGACGGTCAGTAACATACTCCAAGAACTCCGCCGTGCAGTTCTTGTAGTAACCTTGGCGCTCCAACTTTTCGCTGGCAGCGTTTACGGTTGAAAGCCTTTGAATAAATACCATGGAATAAGGCTCATCAATCAGATGATCCCAATCTTCCAATTCTTCTTCTGGCTGACCCGGAGGAACCGCATCGCCCTCATGGCAGAAAGCCATAAGCGTCAAATTATCATTTGACAGTTGATCGTTTTCGACTTCGCACCAATCATCAATATCTCCCCACTTGGGGTCCTCTACAACGACAATCAACAGTTCAATGTCGTCATTCCAGTTGATGCAGTTTTTAATGATTTCTTTCTTGCTACCAAAGTCAATCTTGACCTTGTTGTCGAGCCAAGCCTTACGGGCAAAAGGACAAGGAGGCAGACCGTTGTAGTGGTCTGAAGGTCGTTCCAGCACTTGCTTACTCCATTGCTTGAGTTCAGCAACTACCTTTAATCTCCATTTCGGAGACCCTACTTCTTTTTCTTCTTGCCGCCGGTTCTCCAATTCTTGGCTTCCTTCTTTTGGCATAATCAATCTTTTAAGTTCTTGACAATCGAATACATCTTGTCGCCGTGGTTGTCCACTTTATTCAATATGTAGTCAATGTCTTTTCTAAATTGACGAGAATCTGTAACTTGGAGATCTCTTAAACCTTCTACCTTTTTGTCCAACTCGCTGACCTTGTGGCTAATTTTCCATACAAAGCCGATCAATCCAAATACCGCTGACCCTATTGCCGTCATGGCAATATCAATGATATGACTTTCAAGCCCCTCCATATTTCCCCCGAATTTAATACCCTTTTGTTTACTGTGATCCCGCTATAAGAGGGATCCATTTCATGTGACTTGGCACACCCATTGCGTGCCTCCAACCGGAAAGAGATGCTACATTTTGCCCTGCTTGAGAAGTTCCTAACTGTTCAATGACCGCACCTTTAACAAAAGGATTTCCGCCTCTTAGTGCAGTCTTAAATCCTTCGTCTGCTGTAAACTTTCCAAGATCTGTTGGATCAAGTTTTTTTGCAAGAGTATTTGCTTGAGTTGCTCCAGGCACCCTAGAAGCAACATTACCCACTCTTTCTAGTCCGCTTCTAACTTGACTAATGACGGGAGCAGTTCTCAAAGCCTGTCCTGCCGCAGGAAGCATAGACATCATTGTAAATTGTGCAGCATCAGATATGCCCGGAATGCCTTGAAGGGCATCGTTTGCTCTATTTCCTACGGCTACTCTGTCCGCCATAGTCGGTATCGAAGAGCCATATCTTGCTCTATTATCAGATAATTGCTGTGCCCAATTACTGGCCGCTTGTTGTCCTTGTCCTCCAAAAACAAGAGCCTCAAGGTAATCGGGGTTAGCACCGATTTGAGGACCTGATCCGGGACGAGGATTTCTCATCTGCCAAATTGTATTTCTAAGGTCTTCTCTTGCAGTATTTGCAGCGGTAACTGCCTGCCTGTATTGTTCACGGGCTTCAGGATTTTGAAGACGGTTTGGATCTACATTAAGGATCGGGTTTGTAAGGGGGTGATTCCTTCCAAACTCCTTAATCATTTCCTGCTGGTGTTGCTGACGAGCAGCAACATCTGAAATTTCCTGATCCCTCTGAGAGGTATCGTATGTCCCTTGCCTACGGTTTTGACCGTAACTAGGGAGATTGTACATTCCGGGTCCGGGCATAGCAAAACCCCAAAGGGAGGGAGGGGGGACTAAGCCCCCCTCCCATTAACATCAGTCACCGTAGACCGTGTCGGTCGTGACACCAGTGAGCTTCATACCTGCGGGCTGATCGGGGATCAACTGCATACGAAGCATACCGGGCATCTGAACAGCTTCAGTCATCTGCTGACCGTTGCTCTTCAGATACGGGAACTTCACACTGCTGCCGCCGGTGAGAGCCGGGACCACGAACCGGAACGGAACGTGACTGGGAGCCTCACCCATCTTCTGAAGACCACTGTAATCCGGCGGTACATACCGCTTCCAGTTATTACCGGAAGTCTTCACACCGTAGACAGAGCCGTCTTCGACGTACTGCGAAGTGTTGCCCTTGTAGGTGCGACCTTCAAACGTGAACGCAAAGCCCTCAGCGGAACCCTGATTGTTCATGTTTGAAAGGTTGCCGGTACGGTCGATTTGGTACTGACCGATCTTCTGGGCTTCGTAAGAAAGCCAGACACCATCAGAAGCAACAAGGCTGTCAATGGTCTGACCGAGCTTTGCCTTAGCCGCGTGGAAACGACGGAGATACTGACGGAGCTTATGCTCAGTCAGAACGCCAACGCCACTCTTGAAGAACGACTTGAACTCGGGATGCTCATCAACATCAATAGCACTCGTACCGTGAGCTTCGTCACCAAGCAGATTACCAGTATTCTTGAGCCAAGAGTTAACACCAGCAATGCCGGTAAACGCCGCCGCAGAAGTGCTGTCTCGCGTTTCGCCACTGTTGGCGTAGTAGATGATGTGGTTCTCAGCGATGTCTGCCGACAAACCACCTGAAGGAATGACGATAACGACTTCGCCCTTCAGGTCGTCAACGCTTGCGACATAGGCGGGGTAATAAGTACCACTGCCGTTGTCGTTAAGACGAACACCACCGTTGTAGATGTCCACACGCTGACCGGTGAAGAAGCGATCATAGGCTCCTTCTTGAGTGTTGATGCGGATCGACTTAATGCTGCCTCCGGTGTCGGTTGGACCGCCGGAACCAGTAAGGGTCGTGTGTCCGGTGGCAATAGAGCCAACGGTACCCAGACGGTACGAGTCGTTCTGGCTCAGGTACCAGTAGTTGCACAGAGTGTGCGACAGGTTCTGAGCGAAACCCTGAAGGATCGGGGAGATCACAGAGTCCACGACAGCAGGAGTTGCATCCATCTGCATCTCACCAAGAGTGAGAGACAGGTTGGTGTACATAGCCCGCATAGCCACGGTCAGACGGAAGGTCTTTTGCTTAGGACCGTCCATCGGATCGGGGAAAAACTTAGTGGCAGAGTTTCTACGAAGACGAGAACCCATTTCGGTAGCGTCTGCGTCACCATAAAGGAAGAAATCGTCAACAGTATCACCCTGTTCGATCACGCCGGTCATGCCGGTGCGATAGAGCTTGTTGACTTCAAAGTCCTTAGAGAATTCACTGACACTTCCAACGCCCTGCGACGAGACAACAGTGTCTCGCCAAATTGGGTCCATAGTCGGGAGGATCGTGTCGATTTGCTTCGACAGAACCTCCTCAATACGGGTGCTTTCCTTATCGAAAAGCTGTCCCGTTGTTGCGCCATCATTAGCCATTTGAAATTACCTCACGCTTTAGTGTCGCCACCGGGATCGGAAAGCGACCGAAGGAGCTGATCTGAAGTCCAGTCACGCAACTGGGCTTCAACGTCACCGAAGGACTTACCCTTTGTGTCGGGCAGTTTTACAGGGTCCTTGCGGTACAGATTTTCAGTTTGCCCTTCTGTTTCCGAAACACGTCCAATCTTGGAGGTGTCACCGATTACCGTGAGCATGTCTTTGGCTACCTTTTGGGCAGCCTTAGAAACCTCTTCTCCAACCCATGAATCGTCAAACGAACCGGCGTGGTTTCGTCGTTGTCGGAGGTTTTCGAGGGCCTGAGTCCTGACTCTCTCCGAAAGACTTTCTTTGACGGTGCTGAGTTCTTCACCTTGTCGATTGGTTTCAAGCCAATCCATTAGGACTTTCCCATCATTATTGTTGGAAAGTGCAGTCGAAACTTCTTTTTCCATATTTTGTTGCAGCATTTGTGCCCGCAACTTCAAAACTTCATCATTCACTCTTTGAGAATTCGCCATGGCTTGCTGGGCCATAGGGTCATTCTGAGGCTGTTGTTGTTGTTCTTCTGTCATCGGAGGATTCTCGTCATAGATTTTCACCCATTCCTCTACCTGCTCTGGGGTGTAATTTGAAGCAAGAAGGATATTACGGGCATCTCTTTTCTTGACTTCCGTGTCTGTGTTTGGATCCATCAGCCTCATTGTGGCTTGTTGGAATTCCTCAAGATTCTGAGCATATTCACGAAGGGTGTCGAAGTTCTCAACCGTTTCTGCCAATTCGTGTTGCGAGTATTCTTCTCCCCCCACTTTGATCTTTTGGTCCAGATCGATGGTTTCTTGCGGCGTTTCTTGGGGGGCTTCATTTGTGGGTTCGACTTCGTTCGTTTCTTCAGACATTCATCATTCCTTGCATCATGCCGGGACCGGGCTTAGGTCCCGCTTGGGGTTGTTGTTCCGCAAATAGTGCTGCGGAGTCGGGGTTTGGAACCATCTCAGGAAGAGATTGGCCCATGAATTGGATGAGTGATTCTCGATAAATTTTGAATTGGTCAACTACTTCAGGATCCGCCTGATTCATCATGGGTCCAGACATAAAGGATGAAAGGACTCGGAGTTGAAGTTCTGGTCGTGAAGTGTGGGGAGTAATGACTACTTGTCCGGGATCTGTTCCATCGCCAAAGAGGGTAAGGATATTTTGAACAACCAATTCGTATGCGGCTTGATCTTCGTCAATCCACATAGCAAAGTCAAGTCCTTCCTTCAAAGCAAAGAGCTTAAATCCATCTGGATCCATCAATCCAGACTGTAGCATCTGGATGGCTTCCTGCTTACGAACCACCTCAGAACGAGGATGGACCTGACGAACAGTATAAGTAAGATGGGAACTATTGGGGATTGGATTGTTCTGGAATGAAATCTCGCTTGAATTGAAGTCAATAACTGCCCCTGCCAAATTCAAGTCAAATGCCTTGACGGGGATAGGCCGAGGATTCAATACAAGTTCTCTTGTGGCATTAGACACCATACTCCTGTACATCTTGCCAAAGGCTTGGACAACCCCCATTGTTGGGTTTGTCATGGCCCGGTTGATCTGTTCATCTAGGAATTGGAGGCCAGTTGCCGAGTCGATTCGACCCTTCTCTTGAATAAGGTCTTGGACCGGATTGATTCCCTGCATCAACTGCTTGGCATAAGCCGCAGTCTTTCCGGGAATATCTCCCGCATTGTGGGGGGCAATCGTAAAGGGACTGAACTTTTCGTTGAGGGGGTCTGGCTGGTACGAAATCATTCGCAAGCCATTACCAACCTCCCGCAGGACTGATCGTTCATTAAACGATCCTTGCGGCATAACGACAACCCCGTACCTATCCATATCTCTCACATTATTGAAGAGAGACTTCAACATTTTCTCCATCTCACGATTGATGGAAAACAGCATGTCAAAGAGTCCGACCCCATGGAAAGATCCGTTTTCAATGAAACGAGAGAATCCAATCGGACAATATGTTTGAGTCTGAGAGAGATCTTGATCTTCAATAAGGTAGTCACCAGAACAAATGATATAACGATCACATGTTCCTCGGGGGCCATCAATCCAAAGCTCCCGAATCCTCACTACCTTCATCGCATCTGCACCACCGCCTTTATACCCCTTATCGTTAAATGGGTTTTTGACTTGGCTTTCCAATGACTCGTTGTTGTCAACGTCTTCAAGTGGATCCCCAATCTCAATCTCATAAAACTCCATCTCGTCCAAGTGACGCTTGATCTTGTCTCCGTATTTCTCGATCAGAGTTTCAAGCGGGACAACACGCTGGCGAATAAGCCCGGCTTGTTTGGTGTAGTCCGTGTTGAGGGAGGGGAAAGGAAGGATTTCTTTGGGATGGATAACCTCAAGGTCTGCGGTGAGTCCGATTGTGGGGTGATCTACAATATGCCCCTGAATACCACATGACCCCAAAGACGTAAACAGGTGGGCAAACTTGGTGGAGACTTCTGCAATTTGATCATCCGCCACCAAAGAATCCGCCAGAAGTTGGGCCGTAGCCCGCTGGCGGATCATTGGGAGGCTGGTTCCAGTCCTTAAAACCTTGGGACGAAGGTCCATAGAGGAGAGCCGGGCAGATGCACGGTCGATAGCCGACAGCATTTCCTGACTCTGAAACTCCATGTTGCCATCTTCATCAAGATAGTGGGGAGACAAGTTGCCGGTATTGGGATCAAACACGTCAAAACGACGCATCCCATTGAGATAGTAATACGTCAAGAGCCAAGTGATTCGCCGGTAGGAAAGACGTTGTATTTCCTTTTCGGCGTGGTCACGAATGACCTGACAGATTTCAACCTTCTTCTTGGGAAGTTTGAACTTCTGGTGTGACATGTCGAGGGTCCTTCGCGGCTACGCCGCCGGGTTTCCAATTAGATGGTACATCTAAACCATTGAAATAAACCCCCTCTAAATTCAGATTCTCCTTACGAGAAGGGGGTTCGGGTACAGGTAAATCCGAATTTGCTCTATTCCCATAGTACGCTCGGGCCATGGCTTCATAAAGGAAGTAGGGAATTGTTACGGATTGAGTGTTGGGTTCAGACTCTTGAGGGTTTATCAGGTTCGTTTCCACGTTCTTCTCCAATAGCATCCAAGAGGGAGGGGTCCAGCTTTTGAAGCCTGTATGCCCAAGGGATCCCGGCTTCATCCGTAAAATCCCCCTCTATAATATGTTCTTCGGGGGTCCTATCGTCTTCCACATCGTAGGTTGGGCGTGAAATACGCCCCTTCAGGATGTTGCCTGACATGGAGACAGTGTCGATATGGTCGTCCTTGGCTAGTCCACCGTCTGCTACTTCAGGGTTGAACTGCTCAATCTGGTCAAACAACATCGACCAATGGCGGTCCATTCTTCGTTCCAAAGGCAGCTTGATGAGTCCGTTCTCAAACCGGAACTGGAGAGCGGCAATGCGGGTGGATTTTGCCACCATCCCAACCTTGAGAGGGACAATCTTGGGCATATGGGCCACGTCGAACATCTCAGTAGCCCTCTGCTTTACGAGGCTGTCCAAGTTTTGGTACAGGGCAATGCTCTGACGAACCACTTCGGGGTGGATGGAAGGAACTTTCCACTTGTCGGCTATCTCAAAGATGTGTTTGATGAGGGTGTTTTCATCACACTGTCCCCCCCACGTATCAATCACGAAGAGTTCGTTGTCGGGGGTGGCCGCCATAACGGTGCAAACCTTGAAGTCGGAATCCCCCGTGGAGGTCCATGACGTATCAACCGTCATAAAGAGCCACGACTCCTTTAAGAAGTCAGACATCGGCATCTTCTTGGTGTTACCGTCCAGACCTTTCCAGTTCATTAGGGTGGAAGAGTCTCTTGGATTCAGACCGTAACTGGCATCAACAGAGGTCAACCACCAAGAATGAGACTCGTCCAGTTCAGGGAAGAACGCATCTTCGCTGGCACCGGGATCTGCCATGTACTCTGATGCGAAGTTGGCGGATCCAATTTGTTCACGGATCTCCTCAAGGCTGATACGTTCCTTGAGGCGAGGATCGTTTTCTTTTTGTTCTCTATCTACCGGCCACATCTCAGGCCAACAGGAAATCAACTTGTCGCTGGTATCCTTATATGCAGCCTTGATGATCATTCGTGACCAGTGATCAAATCGAGAATCCCTTGAACGAGTTCCCTTTTCTGTCTCCTGCGTTTCCATTGCGTACCACGCATAGTGGCGGCGACTCACAAAGGTAGCCAACCATCTAAGGCTGGTGCCGGGTCGAGTAATCATCGGCATGACAACCTTGAACAGCAAGGTGTCCATGTAGGATCGAAGCACTGACATCGAAGTGCTGGCACGGGGATCGTATTCAGGGTCATCAAGAACATAGCATCGAGGGCGACCACCACGCTGACGTGACTCTGACGAGATCGCCCGGAACCAAGATCCATTCTTCAAGTACATCAACTCGATACCAAACGATGCTTCACCTCGACGAGGCACAATCCGGTTATCGTCAAACTCAGGAGACCAGTCATCAAAGATACGCGAGTTCTGTTGGAACTGGGTCTTAATAATCTGGCCGGTCTGCTTGGCGTTATCGTTAGTGGAAGTTGCGTAAATAAAGGAGTAGCCGGGCCTTGTCAGCATTTGGAGAAGGATCGACTTGCGGATGCAGTTGGACTTGGCGAATCCTCGGGGTGCAATGGCAATGGATGCTCTGTTGGTTGCCCATTCCTTGTAGATGCCAAGGTGTCCGTCTGGTAGGGGGACAGGATCCTCGTCATAGAACATGGGGTTGAAATCGTCTTCTTCGTCAGGACACAAATACCAATGATCAAAAAACAACATTGACCCAATAAATCGGTCAGTCTTGTCTTGTGGAGTTGTTACAGGTACGAGCCATTGTCTGCACGCATTTACGCGAGCTTCACGCTGGCCGTCATTCGACAACTCCATATAATCAGGGGGAAGGGGGAAAAGTTCATTCCCCTCACTTCTCGTCGGTATTCGACGTATTCGCATCCAATTCCCCCTTGGCGAGTAGTTCGACAGTCGCAATACGGGAAAGAGTTGCGACGTAGGAGATGGGGTTGTTCTTCACCATGGAATGCGGATAAGTGTGCTTCCAGTTGCGGAAGAAGTTCTTGGTGGGTTCATCCTTTTGGATGTAGTAAGAATAGATGAGAGAACCAAATCGTTCCCGAGATCCCACCAAACCATCAATGTCCATTATCGCCAAGTCGAATAGTACCTGACCCGCCGATCTCGCCAGTCCCATCGGACCCATTTTCTTCATTGAGGTCAGTGTCTCTTCCTGCTGGGGGGAGATACTGAGCAGCGAAGTCGGGGTTTTCGGGGAGGTTTGATCGGTGGGTCGTGGCTTTGAGGTTCGAGAGTAGCTTTTGGTTGCGGGTGATTCTGACACTCTGGTTTCCTTGTTCATTTGTCTGTGTAAACTCCTGGGTTGTAATCAACCCATTGGCCTTTGCAACTTCATTAAGGACTCGACGGAGTTGGTTGTGGGCACGCAATGCAATCTTAGCATCTGGATCACGCATGTGCTGAATGAGAGTAGAAACTTCCTCCTCAATACTGAAGGAGTTGAGTTCCAGTGCTTTTGCTGCTGCATCGGCATCAAAGAATGAAAGGACCTTACCTGCGTCCCCTTGGTGTTCCCACTCAGGCTGCTTCATTTTGTGATCCTGCAAACATCATACCTCCGCCCGTAAGCAAAGCAAGAGCGATAAGGGCCATCGGTCCTCCCCTGCGAAGAGCCTTCTGAATAAAGCTACGAACTTCTGGGCGATTCAAAACTTTCCGAGGCTCAGTCTTAAGCATGTGCCTTGCACGTCGAACTTCTTTTTCCGGACCTGTACGCCTAAGAGGGTGTTCTATTGGAAGTGGGGACGGAGGGGTTTTGGCAAGTTCCGCAGCCTTATTGATTTCCCTCATGCTTGCTTTTCGAGTCTTAGGCTCGTCCTGCATCGTAACAACTTCAACCTTGTCTACATCTGCAATGGCTTTAGCCTTTTGTTTCTTGTGGAAGGCTTTGGATTGAGCCAGTCTTGCGGGATCCATAACAGAAACGAAGAAAAGATCCTTGTACTTCTTCATGCCTGCTGGAGTAAGGCTTCCGTCTGTTCGGAAATATGTTCTATTCCCCTTAAGGTCATTTACTGCGGGGTGATGAAGGAATGTCCTCATAGTCCCATCTGTGTGAGGCGCTTCGTGGAAAGTTTTAATGACCTTGTTTGTCATTGCTCTGCGAACAGGCCGTCCCGGAATCTTCTTATCCACCCCCGCTTTTTTCTTGGCTTTCGTTTTTTCGTCAAGAGTAGCAAAACCCAAATTCTTTTTAAGTGGGTCTTTACCCCCCAACAAAGTGGAGTTCTTGATTTCAAAACCAAATTGGGGTCCAGTAGCAGGTCGGCCTTTAGGGTTAGGAGAAAGAAGTTTTGACCTAATATGGTTCTTGACCGCTTCTACTTTGTCTTTATCCGCCTTACCCCATGGGAGAGCCTTAATAAATTGCTCAACACTTCCCTGTGTCCAACTTGAAGGCTCAAGACTAAACTTTCCCTTGCCTACATTGACGAGTCGGTTGCGGGTAATTCGCCACTTGCCTGCTTTAGTGGGGCTAAACTGAAATTCTTGGCCGTGGCTCTTAATCACAAAAGCGTTGTTGGCCCTTAACTTTTGAGCAAGTTCTCTATCAGTAAGACCCCTACCTAAAGCGGCTTCTCTTGCGGCTTTAGATTCTGGCCTACGGACATCAAACATAAGGTCGTCTGGGGTTTGTACGCTACCTTCGGTAGGGCTTGGACCTCCTAGACCTTTTGCATCCCTCTTCCTTTGTTCTTTGTACTGCTCTGAAATCTCATCTGCCATAGCCCTTGCAACTGCTGGGCTACGACGAGTCTTCATAAGATCATCAACATGATCTTGCGTCATTTTTGCAACGTCGTCTTCTCGGAGATTAAACTCCTGCATGGCACGACGAATTTCAGCCTCTCTTGAATCAAACCCAGAATCAACGTCAAGAAGCCCTGCTTGGGTTTTAGTCCCCCCCTTACGCTTTACGCTTTCAGAAAAAGCCTTGGTGAGTTCTGTTTGTTGTCGATTGGCAATTTCTTGCTGTCGAAGAAAACGTCTTACTTGAGTTTGAACGTCACGGGGTTGACCCTTAAGCCAATGCTCAATGGCTTCTTCAACTTCAATGCCTGACGCAAAACCCGTGACTTGGCCTTTAGGGCTTGTTTTCGCCAAGACAGCCTTAAGTCTTTCCAAAGGATCAAGCTCGGGCATCCCCAGACCAAGACGCTCCATGTCCCCTCCGAAAAGACCGGAAGTAGAAGCTCTTTTAATGGGGCCTATCTGCAATTTTCGACGGGGACTTTTTGCCATTGCAACCTCCTACTTATCGAGTGTGGATTGGTGGGTGAAGCCTTCGATAAACTTCTGGTGCAGTCATTCCCGGAGGAATTTCATTCGTGGGAGGGGCGTATGTAGGTACCGGAGGAGCAGGCGGATGAGTCATCGGACGAGCAAAACCTCTTTGAGGAGTTCCGGTTCGGGGATCGTAAACATTGTCCCGCCAATGCCGGTACATGACATTTGGACCTGTGTGCGCCGCCTCGTCGTGAATTTCCTTAAGGTTCTTTGCTCTTAGTTTCAGTATGTCACTTTGGAGCTTGAGGTTGTGCATGGGGTTGTTTTGGGCCATCCAATCAGCCGCCATCTGCGGATATCCCTGCCCATGTGTTTGTTGTCCTGCAAGTCTTCCGGCAAACTGTTCTGCTTCAGCAAGTCCTTGTTGAGCCATTCCTCCAATGGTATTGCTCATACCATAAAAGTCCGCCATGGGGTTGAACGGAGGAGGAGCAAATGACGCATCAAGAGGGGGTTGATGGACATTTGGATTCATATACCCATACATTGGTTCAGGGGTGGTGTCATACTCTGTGCCCACGGGAGGAGAGTCCGTGTCGTCAAAGACAGTTGAATCTTCAAATGATGGGTAAGGGTAAAGAGTAAAAGGCGGTGCTTCTTCTGGGGGTCCATGAAGTTGTTCAAGAGGGTTTGCCTCCATGCCGGGAGGAATTTCGTTTGTCGGAGGAGCGTAGTAAGGAGGATGATCCATTACTGGAGGAGGAGAGTAATGAGGCGGATGAGTCATCTCAGGTCCGGTTTCCTCGGGAGAGTGTTCGGGGAGTGTTCCTCGAATTACCCGACCTTCCTCTGTCATCTGAGCATCTCTTGCTTTTGCTCTCTCCATCATTGCCGTAACTTCTTCATGGCTCAGATCGTCCAGAGATTCATCGGAATCTCTTTGGCTTCGCCTCCAATTCCTCTCAACCATTTTGTCGAGATTGTCCATGAAAATTTGTTCACGGACTCGTTCATCCCGATCTTTCATAAACTGGCTTCTGCCATGATGTTCTGAAACATTCATGGCACGACGACGATCATCAATTCTTTTTGTTTTGACCGGATCTCGTGGAAGATTGATCATTTGGTTGGCGCGTCGAGTCGCTTCGAGTACACTCTCATATCGACGGGTGTTGGCGTTTTGTTGCCCCATCATCCGCATAAAGGCGGCATAATCCGCCAAGGGATTTCTGGTATTGGGGCTGGTACCTTCAGGGGTAATCGCTTCCTGCTTTGGAGGTCCTGCGGCGTTTTCTTCTTCCGTCTTCCGTTCATTTTCTTCTTGGCGTTTCTTTGCCATTGAAAGGATTCCCTGTTTGGTATTTACCCTGTTTACTTTGGAGATTTAAGGTATGACTAACCGGACACAAACACCCACCTTGGTGTCCCCCGAACCTATGCAGGTTGCACGATACCTGCTGAACACAAGGTTTTCCACTCCTAATAATCGAAACGGATTATGGTATTGGAGAGGAAATTTTTACGAGTGGTATGGAGAAAAGTGGCAAACCCGCGATATTGAGTGGGTTGAAAGTGCTTTGTGGGTTGCTTTGGAGAACGTATCGTTCCAGCAAGCGACCCAGAACGGCCAGAGGTCTGTCAGGTATGGTCCCACCATCGAGAAGGTGAGAGGGGTCCTGAGAGCCTTACAGGCTTTGCAGACATTGCCCCATGAAAAGAGTCCCGTGTGGCTGACGGCTCCCCAGACCAAGGAATGCCGAAGCCTTATTTCATTCCAAGATCTGGTGATGGATGCCAATACGGGAATGAAGTACAAGCGAGATGAAACCTTCTTCGATCCTCATGTTCTTCCCGTGAGCTTTGACCCTTCAGCGACATGCCCAATCTGGCATCGTTGTTTGAAGGAGTGGAGCGGGGGAGATTCTGATTGGGTCAAACTACTCCAGCGAATGTTTGGGTATTGCCTATTGCCTCATCGGGACTACGCAAAGTGGTTTTTGATGTACGGTAAGATTCGTGGCGGCAAGGGCACTATCATGTCCGTGTTGAAGGCTCTCCTTGGTGAGGGCTATATGGGTACTTGTCTGGAGGATATCGCTGGTCAGTTCGGGCTTTGGGGCATTGAGCAGGCAAAGGTGATGGCAATTAATGAAGTATCGGAAATTTCAAATCGTGAGGGAGAAGCCGCATGTCGAGTCATCAAGTCGATTGTGGGGAAAGACCCCATCTCCATCAACCGGAAGTTCGAGCAGCCACTTAGGAACGTGGTCGTGGAAGCCGTCCCAGTCATGCAGTCCAATGAAATCCCCCGGCTTCCCAACAAGGGGCTTGGGCTGTCAGGGAAGATGGTACTTCTACCCTTTACGGTGAGCTTTGTGGGTCGAGAGAACTATCGACTTGCAGAGCAGTTGTTGGAAGAGTTGCCCGGTATTGCGTATTGGGCTTGGCAGGGGGCCAAGACTCTTGAAGAAGAGAAGGACCCAAAGAAGAAGTTCCCGATGCCAGAAAACTCCAACGTCTTGATCGAGGAATACCACACCGTCAACAACCCGATTGACGAGTTTCTGGCTTCTCGGTTTGAAGTTAAGGACGCTGGATTCGTCAGTTCCGAGGTCTTGTTCTATCATTGGAAAGAATGGAGCAAGGGCCTCCGTGTCCCCCCACTTAGCCAGAACCAGTTGGTCTACAAGTTGGTGCAAGAAACGACTTGGGACCTGCGGAGGACCCGGATTGGCGGGGGAGGCAAACGCGGGTTGCGGGGTTTGAGCCTTAAGGGCTAGGTGCGTACCAGACGTACCAGGGGTGTACCATGCCAGTGGGTGGGTGTGGTACACCCCTAACCTCTTTACACACAACACTTTACACCACTTTGTACCATATGTACCATACTTAGAGAGATCTAGTGGGGTATAAAGGGTAGGTAGTAATTGCGTGCGGTATGGCACATGTGGTACGTGCGGTACAAAACGCCGGTATAGGGGGCAAGAAGGCCGATTTGCGGCGTACCAGACCTGTACCAAACGTACCAGCCAAGGAATTTTGATAGGGCAGGGGTCTTTCTCCTACTACCAGATCAGCCACCTAGGGGCCACCCTACCCCCTATCTATCCACGGGTATGTCTATCTCTGTAGGTGTATTAGTCTAATTGGTTCTCTCCGTCTGAGCGGCTGCCTATCGGCCGCAGCCGCTCACGGTGAGTGGGTGTGGTTTATCTCTTATTGGAGTTCGTCATGAACATGGATGACTTTTGCGAGAAGATGGTTCTGGTTGTTGCCCCGGCTAAGCCCACCCGTAAGTTTGCTGATGGTAGGACGGTCACGAATCGTCCCATTATCATGCTCCTCAATGAGGATGGTTCTCCCTCGGACTGGGAGATGTCCGAGTATCCCAAGGGTGTGTTCACGCTGTGCAAGTGGACTGGGGACAAGCCCAAGTCCCCTTCCAAGCCTAAGTCTGTTGAGACCCCTATTGAAGGTCTCATCTGATGTGTGGGGGGTACCTTCGGGTACTCCCCTTTTTTCTAGGTACTGTTGTGTCTCTAGGTGGATCTGGTAATGAACCGACATAAGACACATAGGTTATATGCCCCGTCTTCGGCGGCCACGCAAAGCCTCCGGCCGCCGAGCCGGGCATTTGCATTTAGAAAGGAAGCAAATGAATAACACTTATGAAGTCATGTTCAACGGTTGCACGATTCAGACTCAGTGTATTGGTGAGCTTGAGAGTAGTCTTGCTCAGGAGATTTATGATTATCTCCACACGATTACATACAGTGATCCCCACGCGGAACGTGACCTTGAAGAATGGGCGGAGCGCCTGTTCTATGTGGCAATGGATGACTTGATCATTACATGTGGTCGGTGTGATAAGGTGAATGATCACACCTATGAGAACAGTACTGTGTGTAAGTGTGGGCAGGACTTGTACTTGCCTGCTGATGTCAAGTGCAAAGGAGAATGAGCGATGATTACCACCCCTACGCCGCCGGGGCAGACGGCCCCCGGCGGCGGGGGTGGACTTTGCTTAGAAAGGAAAGCAATGAAATCAGGTAAAAATGTAAGTATTAAGTTGATCTACTCTAGTGGTGGATACTCACGCAGAGTGAAATGTGACGATGGAGTATATTGGTTTCTCGCTCCTGAAGATGAGTATGGTGTGTCCAAGATAACGGGTGAAGTTCTCGGAAGAGATGCGTTCTTTTGTGAGGAGGACGCGGCAATTCATTGCGAGATTGATCGGTATCTTTCAGAGAATCATTACTGTATTGGTACTGCACTGTGGGGACTTACGGGTGGCAACATGCACATCCTGCGGTTTCCGAGAGAGTCTGTTGTCATTCTGGGTAAGACTGTACCCATGACTGCTGATGAACAGCAAGTGTATGTGGTTATCCATGTGACAGAGAAAGAATTGCAGCGGTACATTGAAGGCTCTCTTGTTCAAGAGGCTTTTCCTTTGTTGGACAAGGAAGAGCGTGAGTTCATTATCTCAGGCATCAAGCCTGAGAAGTGTGGTTCAATGTCTGCAATGTATCCTGTTCCTTCAAAGGTTGAAGAGACAGAAGAGAT